TCATACGCGCGGCGCGTCTTCTTTCAGGTCAAGATCCTGGCTTTTAATGGTCATTAAATCATTCTTCAAATAGCAGTCTCCCATCAAAAGCCGCATTGCCTGAGAACGGATTGATTTTTCGATTAAATTGCGGACAAAGCGGCCGTTGCTGAATTTTGCCGGACTCACCGTGCTTTTGACCGCCATCAAATGGTCTTTCAGCTTCCATTCCGCCTCAGGGCTGAACTGGTATTCTCTTTCAGCCATCATCCGTTTGGCAATATCCATCAGCTGACTGACCGAATAATCGGGAAAATCGATGCTGATCGGAAACCTGGACTGGAGGCCGGGATTTAATGAGAGAAAATGATCCATTTCCCGTGAATAGCCGGCCAGAATGAGGATAAATTCATTGCGTTTATCTTCCATATGTTTGAATATGGTTTAAGTTTCTGTGCGAGTTATCAAGAATTGCTCCCATCTCTTCGTTGAAGAGTACTCCTTGAGTTTTCTGATCATCATTTCCCTTCCAGACAATTTCCATATGGTCATCATCAAACAATGTTACCTTTTCGATGAAAAAATCAATGAGTTTTCTTTTTTCATCCATTGAAAGATCTTTGTCAACCATTTCGGAAAAAGATTCTACATATTGCATTATTTTTTGGTTTTTGTCTTCAACTTCTTTATTTGTTTTTAGCTGAGATTTAATTACGCTCAATTCATTTTCAACATACTTTTTGTTTTGTTCAAGAGGTTGAGTTAATTTATCAAACATGTCTTCGCTTATTTTTCCTTTACCAAAAAGAATTACGTAATTTGCAATTTCTGAATCAATTCCTTCAATTTGTTTCTCTAGCTTGTTCGCTTTATTTTTTAGTTCTTCAATTTTCTTTTCATTTGAAGTTTCAGCTAATAATCGTTCTAAAAATTCAGTCGGATTCTTTAGCAACTTCTTAAACCATTTCCAGAATACATCATCCACAATGTCAACTCGCCAATTCTTACCTTGACATTGCAACACTTTCTTCCCATTTTGATAGCCTTTCGCATTTTTTCTTCTACACGCATAATACTTATATACACCTGATTTTGATCTTGAAACACTTCCTGATCCACATGAGCTTCCGCAACGGCCACATTTAGCTTTATTTTTCAATAAATAGTCCCTCGGTGATCGACGTCCACCTTTTCTGTTCGCCTTTAAGTGTTTTATAATCTGATCTCTTGTCTCATGATCCCACATTGGAGGAATTTTAATTAAAACCCATTCCTCTTCAGGTGTTGGGACTTGTTTTTTCTCTCCGTTTATTTGAACCACCTTGGACTTTCCATAATAAAAATCCCCTGTGTAGTCCTCATTTTGAAGAATTCTACTTACTGTTGCTTGATACCAGATGTCGCCATCAGGTGCAGGTAATCCTCTTCGTGAAAGTTCTTTGGCTATTTCATTTGAAGACATTCCTTGTATTAAGAGCATGTTTTTCATTTCAAGTAATATTGCTCGTTCTTCTTCGTTATATTCTGGAATGTCAGTTTCTTTATTGAATGTATATCCATATAGCCTTTTAAACGATGGGAACTCGCCTTTTTTTGCCTTAGCGAACCTGCCCCTTTTAGAATTTGCACTGATTTTTGCTTTATTGTATTGGGCAATAGATCCTTGGATATTGTACATAAGCATGGATTCTGGATTTGTTGGATCTACTTCAAATTCAATGAATTCAATATCAACACCCATTGACCAAATTTTTCGAGAAACAATACCTTGTAATGTATTATCTCTTGTTAATCGATCTGGATGTAGGACAATAAATTTCTTTCCCAATCCTTTTTCCATTAAATACAAAGCATGATTAAGAGCAGGTCTATTGGGGTCATCCCCCATTTTACCTGGCTCGATCAGAGCGATTAATTCACTGTCCTTATATCCGAATTTTGTTATTGCTCTTTCTTTGCATCTATCAATCTGCGATTCTAATGAATAACCTTTTTTAGCTTGATCGGCTGTGGACACCCTTACATAAATAATTGCATTTATTCTTCCGATCAGCCCCATTATTTGCTCTGTGTTTAGTCTTTCTTCTCCTTTGAGTATAAGCAATTCATCTACCTCCAATTGCTTTATCCTTTATGCTATATAAATTAACAAGTATATCACCCGAAGGTGATACACTTGAATGCCTATATCTTTTTATACTTGTACATTAAGGATACAGCAAAATCATAAAATTTTTTACTTCGCATCACCTCCTTAATCCATTCTTGAGCTTCCTCAGTTATTTCTGTTGTTACTTTATAATTTTCTGGGCATTCTATCCGTCTACTCATTGATGTACCACCCCTAATGATGACTTGGTGCAATCAATGTATGTTGATGTAGGATTGTCCAATGACATATGTTTATGTATAAGCTCATTGCAGAGCTTGTTCAGATAATATGTATAATTGATTTTTTTCTTCATCCATCTGACTTCAGTCCCGATCTCCTCACAGATCTTGATCGGTATACTTGATTTATTAATTTTATTCTTATATGTATGTCCTAACTGATTTTCAGCTATATGTTTATATGTAAGGAAATCATCAATATGTACGAAATATACTTTGTTTTCCGGTTCCCTGAATTGAAACAGGAATCCAGGAATTATGTATGGATATTTAGCTGCTTCCGCGAGATATTTGATTTGTTGAGGCTTTATAATTTTCTCGCTGAATGAGAAGGACTTATTCTTCGTCGATTTCATCTCAACAGGGAACAAGTATCCTTTATAATGAATGAAACAATCATATTTGTTTTTGGATACTGCAGCCCCTCTTCTCAAAAACATGGGATTGACATCTTTTATTCTGTAAAAGAAAATGTTTTGATCTTTTGCTGATTTTTCAACATTTGCTTCAAATACTTTACCTTGATTACTTGCTGCCAATAAACCACTCTCCCGTTCTAATTTTTAATTTATTTTCTCTTTAAGACTTCATTCCTTTTTCATCATCACCCGACACTGATACATAAGCTCCTCATTATCGTTTGAAAGATTAATAAGGTTTCGGTGAGCTCTTGAATAATCATTTCCCTTTAAGGCCTCTGTTGCGGTATCTAGTTTTCTCTGAATCTTGTTTAAAATCGATTCAAATTGATTACTCTGTTCCATTCGAAGCCTCCTTAAGTTCATTTCTCACCTTCATTAGAATTTTCCCCAGTTTGTTTTCTCCGACTCCATTACAAACTCCCCAAATCTTGTCTCCCCAAGTATTACCTTCGATTAAAATTGATTCTCCAGTTTGTAAAAGCTTATTTATGAGGTGATCATTCTGTTCAAATTTAGCTTTCACGATTTCGTACATAAACGTTTCTTTAAGTTCTTCCCAATCTTGTCTCAGTTTAACTCTTCGTCCTTTCCTTTTGGCCAAATTAGGGGGAAGGTCTGAAAACTCCGAGTGAATCGATTTGTCTGTTACTTTCATTGCTTGAAAGGCAGCTTCATTATTTTGATATGTGATTCCTTGATACATTACTGGGGCTGAATAAAAATTACTTAAGAAATAATACTTGCCTTTAAATTCATCAATTACATCCAATCCACATCATTCCTTTTAATTAGTTTATTTAAAAGACCGATTTTATTTTAATCAAAATAAACCACCAAATATATACCCCCAAACACCAAAATTTCATAAATGTAAAGTTATAACCATACAGGATACCATTGAGGAGTAGCATTAAATGATTCTTCAGATTCTGTACTAAAAATAAATTTTTCGAATCGTTTGTCTCCATTGCTCTCCTCAAAAGCCCCTGATCTAATGATTCTTTCATTTATTTGTCTTCATCTTTTATATGTTGTAACCCCCATTCAAGAGAAAATTTTGCATCATATAACTCATTGAGCCAATTTTGCGATGGATTAGAATTAGTTCTAATCGTCATATTGGCAGATACATCATGTAGCGCTCTTGAATAGTTATTAAAATCATAATCATCTGCAATAGCAGTTTTTTCATATTGGTTGGCATTTTTAAGAGTATCTTTTAAGTTTTTCTTGAACACAGTTAACATTCTTTGTGCTTCTTGTTTTACTTCTTCATTCATTGGCTTATTTTTTCTTATCAATTCTGTAATCTCATCAATTGACTCGATAAAAAACTGTAAGTTCTGTTTATAAATTTGCTTATTGCTCATGATAATTCATCCCTCTATTCTTCTATTATATACAATTAAAATTATATCACGATTGACTCGTTTCTAAATCCTAACCCTTTCTAAATGAAATCAACACTTTATATAGTATGATGAAAATAAATCGATTCATTTTTGTATACAAATCCAATATCGCCATCATCTTCATGAAACATATTACACGTCAATTTATTCCCATTTTCCTCGTTTACTTCGACTGTCATGTTTTCAAAATTTTGCTTACCAATTTGGACTGACACAATACCATGTTGTGTATGATATTTAAACATCACTCTTCCTCACTTCTGAATAAAATTAGAATTTCATTTCAAATCTCAAAGGTTTTGACCTCAAACTTTTTATAGGTATCTACTTCATTACCTGGTATCTCGTTTACACTCGGATACTTATCGTAGTCGTATGGATACCCAATACAGTTCATGTGAAAGCTTGTCCCCTCATGATTAAACTCAGTTTGCAAATGTTCATGCCCACAAATCCAATGTTTAGCATTAATGAATGGTACATCGACCATATAGCAGCTATTAGGTTCAAATGGAGAAAAAGGATTATGAACAGGAGGGACATGAGAAACAAACACATCGATGTGAGTTTTTTCGAGCGTTTCATACCAATCCATCGAACCTTTCCACATTGCTCTTACTCCATCTTCCTTACTGTAACCATTAATGCTAATGTAATTTGAGTCATTAGAGACTCCTTTGAAGAAATCCCATCCTTCAATTCCTTTTGGCAAATACCACATAGCATCTCCTGCAAAGACTTTCCCTTTGAAAGTATCCATTGACTTGATCAACGGAGTCACATTCTTTATGTCATCAGCCTTTTTGACTAAATCATTCACCCTGCCTAATGAATCAGAGTATTTTCTTTTTTGACTTTTACTGAGTAAATAAAGATCATGATTTCCATATGTGAAATAAACCTTCTCGTACTGTTTTGCTACTTCATCTAAAACCCAAATGGCTTGTTGATTCCATTCAGTAAAATCACCAGCAATGATTAGTACCTCTCCATTGCCGTTTGAAATTAGCCTCTTAACAATCTCCCTCGTTCGCTTCTCCCATTTGAGCTGGTTATTACTCCAAGGAATCCAATGATTGATATGGAGATCTGATACATAGTCAATTTTCATTTTATCCTCCTTTCTTTGCTTAAACTGTCTCCTTCTTCTTCGCTAAGTTTAACCTCATTTCATAGTAATCAGCTTCAGTGGTTTCATGTAAGTAATCTAAGTGCTGCTCTTCATGAGACTCAATCCAGAATTCTTCATTATAATAATTGATTTCAATTCGTCCTCTAAAATTATGAAAGAATCTGACCACCATGGTTAAATTTTGACGAGTGATCACATTGTTCAAATCATGATCTTTAACAAATTTCAAGAATGCTTTATAAGGCTTTGACCTTTTCTTGAACTCATAATATGTTTTGTCTCCTGAGCATACTGGATGCTTTTTTAAATCACTTCCTTCGACTTCATTTTTGAATTTGCTCTCGACAAACAGAACAGGTTCAGAACTCCTACTATAACCAACCTTATTGCAGGCGTCTTCTATTCCAAGAGCTTGACTTATTTCATCGTTCATCTCCTTAAGAAAATTACCTTTGATGTAAAAAACGTATTCTAAATCCCTATGTAAGTCAGAATTTTTGTCAACCTTATAATATTTAGTCATTAGATCCCTTCTTTCATATAGAGTGAATAAAACAGTTTTAAATTGAAATAATAAATGTGCAATACCATTTCATATTCAAAACAGGAGATGATTTGTATGGTACGCAACAATAATAATGAATTACTTATTCCAAATGCTCAGTCAGCTATTGAACAAATGAAGTTTGAAATAGCTCAAGAGTTTGGTGTTCAATTAGGTGCTGAGACTACTTCAAGAGCAAATGGTTCAGTTGGTGGAGAAATCACTAAACGCCTTGTTCAAATGGCTCAACAGCAAATGGGTGGCCAATTTCATTAATTCTTTGAGGGGCAATCCCCTCTGCATTCTTTTAATTGATTCAGGGTAGTAATACCAGTCATAAAAGCACATTGCCTTGATCTCTAAAGAAATCTTCAAGTCTATAAGCTGCAAATTAATTTGTGGACGCTTTGCATCCGGTAGCCAGGACGCAGTTTCTTTCGTTAGTCATAGTCGCGAATCTCCTTACGATCAATTCGTTTTCGTATAGTGCGCTCGTGCTTCGATCGCATCCGTTTGTCAGCGCCTTTAACTCTCGGTTCGGAATACATACCGTCGTATGTCCAATCATATCCGCTGTATTTCTTAAACACCGTTGTCTTTAGGCGTCTGTGAGACGTCACTCTCGCTCCTCCTTTCGTTAGATCAATTCCGCAAGCATATGCGTTATTAATTCGACTCTTCTGCGTTGCTTATAAGAACCGATGTAATAGTCGCTGGAACGAAGCTCTTCCGTCAAAGCTTCGATCTTATCGATTAACTCATCCGTATGACCTTGTCTTTCGGCCAACTTCGTAACCTCTACGTATTCCGGAGTGCCAAACGTCAAATGTCCGATTTTCATTCGCCCACCTCTTCGCACAAGTATTTTCGATAACACCCTTCGCAGTAAACGTATTTAGGTACTTCGCCTTTCGGAAATCTCTCTTTGCTTCCGCAATAAGGGCACTCGACGCCCTTAGTTTGCCGCAAATATTTTCCGAGGTTATCCCACTTTCTTGCGTCAATCACTCGCCCACCTCCGTCCGGCTGTCGTCGATGATTCGTCTAAGATGGCGCGTGACTGCGATAGACGAGATAGCGGCTTTATCTAGTCCAGTACCGATGTATTCACCGTCCGCAACAACTTTCACATGTCTTACATCTTTAAGAGATCCACATTCCACAACATCCCCCACACGAACCTCAGTCGGCTGCGGTGCGTTAAGATATTCGTCAGGTACTTCGAGTCCAAGTGCACGATGAAGAGCGATGGCTTCTCCGATATGGACGTTGAAGCAATCGTCCGGTGCGGCCTTGGCGATTCCTCTGCGGACTATGTTCGTACATCCTCTCAGTTTTCTCAAAACCACGACGGTTCTTTTTTCGGTGTTTACGATGAATTCGTGATCATGTCCGATGTCTCTTTTGAGTAAACCCGATACATCCGCCTTCGCCTGCTCGACGATTTCATCCCGGCGTTCTTGCGCGGTCTTTTCTGGCTTCCGCATATAAGTCGCTTCCATGTCCGCATCGAATTTTCCTTGCTTATATCCTTCGCCATAAGAACGTAGGCTGATCGCCCTCATAACCGCTTCTCCATGCTCGATTAATTCATCGTAACCCATTGCGTCCAAATCGATCTCCACTTCGTCATCCTCCTCGTTTTTAACTTCGTTATTTACGATGACTTCGTATTCTGAAGTCCAGAATACAAACCCTGCGTCAGTTACAATGTGTTCGTTATTATCGCTCGACGCACTTACGCATTTATGAACCTTGTGAATTTGTCCGTTGTTATACGTACCCAATTCATCATCAACAATCAGAATTCGCTCGCCAACTTTGGCCGGACGCTTTTCTGTGACGATAAGCTCGGCGTCTTCGACATTAACAAGACGGCCAACTCCCGGAACCCTAACGTCGTAGAACGAGACTGTCTCTCCAGTCAATTCGAACACCTCCCCGATCTTATCCGCATACCAACTCGACTCATATCTCGCCTTCAAAATCCGCACATACTTTTTCGTTTTAGTCATCGCAATCCCTCCGTTTAATAAAAGTCGTCGCCGATTTCCGCCTGCTGCTCCCGCCTTTGTTGCGCTGCTGCTTCGGCCTTGATTTCCGCCACTGCCCGCTGCAAATTCCGTCCCATATACGTCTGCATAAATCCGAAGCTGATGCCCGGCCATTCTGCCGTCGGCCTGTATTCTGCAAAGCACAGGTCGATGAAGCGCTTCGTTACTTCCGGCCCGTATTCGCCTGGCTTCCGTTTCGTTCCGACCCAGCGCCCGAGCATTCCCGCTTCGGCCTTCCATGGTTCGCGAGTAGGCATCGGAACGTAAGGGACGCCGTACAGCCGCTCATGCTCCGCTTTTAAATACGATTGAAAGTCGCGCACATTCCACTTGGATACCGGCTTATCTGTCGTCGGCATTTTCGTCACCCATTTCGTTAAGAATCGCATAATAATCGTATTCTTGCGCATAGGATTCGTAGAGGTCGATTTTACGCCGCAAGTCCGAAATTTCCTCCGCCATGTGATCCTTTTCCGCTAATAACGATTCAATAATGGGTCGGTCGGCAATCGGACACATTCTCGCTATATCCGACGCAAGTTCCGCAATGTGATCGAGTAAAGCCGGAATATCTTGCCGGGCGTGCGCGATGAACTCTGCGTCTTCTTTCGTTACTGCCGCCGCAACGCCGTCCCAATGTGTGTTTACCCAATACCGAAGATTTTCGTTTCCCGGCCACTCACTATCATCTGCGGCCCAATAGCTCTCCGTTGCCGCTTCCACACGCTGACGGATCGTTTCGAGTTGGTCTTTCGTTAGTTTAGAAGTCATATTTTTCGTCACCTTCTTCGTATATTTAATCGTTATCAATTGGTTCAGCCACTACGGACACGCCGTCAACACGCCATTCGGAAAACTCATGATCTATTCCCATAATATCCACGCTACCTCTGTATGTGTAATAGCTGTAGTCAATCGATTTGACGCGTTGACCATACTTCGCCAAATCAGCGTTGACAATCCGCCTGAATTCGGAAAGATCATAAGACTTTAAATTAGCGTTGTTAATTCGGCTTAATTCGGAAAACTCATAAATCATTCTCATTACGCATTCACCCCTTCGATTTTAATTCCTAGTAGGTCGAGCGTATCTTGAACGGCTTCTTTCCGTTCCATTGCGCTAGGTGAACCCCCGTAAGATTCGTAATACTCCCGCACCTTCTCCTCCGGCGTCTTTTCGACTTCATATCCGTTGATTAATGCGGCTAAAAAGTCCGTAAACCCAAGGTCGTACAAACAAGCGCAACCAGAATCGAATAAATCTAGTTCACTTTCGATGTACTTAATAACAATCTCTTCGTCAGTGTACTGTTCTCGTAACTTTTCGAATGCCTCCGCCTGCTCCTTCGTAATTACCGGCTTTTTAATTTCGCTCATCTATTCGCCCTCCTTATACTGAGAATGCCTCGTATATCTCCCGGATCTCTTTTGATAATTCCGTATAGTCCGTCTTACTTTCGTCCAAAGCTGGCAAGCAATCCGCGAGCATTTTAATAAGTTTAACGCTGTATTCGTCGCATTCTTCGTACAGATATTTGTGGAATTCATCGGAAGCCTTCATCCGCTCGACCGTTTGCTTTACGAGGTCTCTTACGCCCTCCGGATAAGCTACCGCATATTCGAGTGTGCCTTCCTCGAATCCGTAATCTTTAGGTAGCATATCGCGAATAACCGCGAGTTCCCGTGCCCAACGCTCGTTTTCTTCCTTCAGCCGCTCGTTTTCCGCAATCAATTCGGCTACAGTGCAGCGTAGGTCTGCGATTTCGTCCGTCATTTTAACGCCTCCACTCATCGTCTTTTTTGATAACCGTCAAACCTTCCTCGCTTCGTTTGGTGTTTTCCTCCGCAATCTCGGCTAATTTCAAACGCTGTTTGTCGGTGAGCTCCGAGATTCGTCTCGTACCATCCGCCACATTATCACCGCCTCTCCGTCGTTTTATCGTCAGCCCTTACGATTACCCTCGACCGTCAGCAAAGCCGCTAATTCCCCGCGAAATTCCCGTATAATTCGTGCGAGCTCTTCCAGCGTCGTGGCGTCCGATAATTTAATCCGCCGATCCATGACGAACTCGATTGCGCGATCAACCGATGAGAAGTACGCGATCTCTCGCCAACGTGCGATTGGCGACGGGTCAAGGTCGGGATTTTCGGCGAGCCGCTTCGGCCAGTTCGGCGCTTTCGTTGGATCCGTGAAATAGCGTTCCTTGACGATGATATTGCGTTCGTCTGACGTGAGTTTGTAGTCGGGGGAAATCGGGATTTCAATCGTCATGGTTTTCGTCATCTCCTTCGTTAATTGATTCGCTTGAATTTCTTTATAAAATGCCTCATCACACCCGCATTCAGGACAAACCTGTATGTCTGTATCGAAACCGTCGTAGTCCATAACAGTTTTTGTTTGAGGACTTTTAAATACATGCCCTTCATGACACCTATAAACCTTTTCAGAATCATCTTCTGTGACAGAGATGAATATCAATGTTAAAGAAATAAGAATTAGAAAAAAATAAACCATCTCTCGACCCCTTATATATTTTTAATTAGTTTATATCACTTAATTTCATTCAACTCACCTTTCAATATGAAAAACTCATGATCCAATTCTTTCAATCTTTTATTTATTATGTATGCTTTACCGTTTTTCATTTCAAATAGATCAGAGTACTTCCCTGGATTAGTTCTAATAATCTTAAAAGCTATTGTTGCACTTACCCATTCCTTATTTTCAATTTGCTGAAGAACTTTGCTCATTTCAAACAATAAATCAAGCTGCTCTTTATCTTGTTCAGTTTCCAGTTTTAATATGTCACGCTCCTTTTCAAGTATCTTCCCTCGAAGAACCTGGCTCTCCTTTTCCAATTGAGCTTGCTTTGTTTCTAAATCGTCATTGTGTAAATCATTCACTTCAGAATTCAATTGATCACCCCCTTGAATCAAAATAAAATATTAGTTTCATTCAGTTTTTACTTTTAATTTGTTTAAAATGGATAAAAATAATCATCTCCTCGTGAAATACTAGATGGCAAGTCCTCTTATTAATAATCATTATATCCTTTTAATTTGTTTAAGTCTATTATTTTTAAAAATTTTTTGCCTCATAATTCCTATATTGCCACTTCTAATTTGACCTGATCATGAGGATTATACCCATCCAACATAAAATGTTCAGGCTTGAAATCATAAAAATTCTTTATTGAATCATCCATAATAAGTATAGGTGCAGCTAACGGTTCACGCTTAACAATTTCTTTTGCTTGATCAATATGGCGATCATAAATATGTAAATTGTTTATGTAATGATGAAACTTTCCTGGCTTATATCCGCACACTTGAGCAATCATATGCTGCAACAAAGCATACTGAGTAACATTTATGTTTCCCGCAACAAGATAATCGGATGAACGCTGAATGAGAGTCATGTTTAAATACTCGCCATCAAAGTCCCACATTGTCAGAAAAGCGCATGGATACAGCGTCATTCCATGAAGATCTTGATGATTGTACAAATTGGTGATCATTCGTCTGCTATATGGGTTGTTTTTCAGATCCCAAATTAACCTGTCAATCTGATTGAAGTAACCTTCTTTGTATTGATGTTCATACTTCATTTGTCTTCCATAAGCTAAACCAAGATTTCCATCTTTATTAGCCCAGCTACTCCAATACTTAACTCCGTATTTCTCTTCTAGCAACTGTACATCGTTAGATTGATCTTGATAAATCCAAAGAATTTCTTTCAGTCCCGATTTAAAAGCTGTTGGCCGTAAAGTAGCAATAGGAAATTCTTTTTGCAAATCATATTCATTCAACACTCCAAAGCACTTCAACGTATAAGCAGGTGTTTCATCAGACCACTTGGGACGAATTTTTTGTCCTTTATCAGATTTCCCTTCGGATAATACTTTGTTTAAATTTGATTCTAAAACTGTATCCGCAAAACTCATTAAATCTCTCCCTCATAATTGGCTCTTGTTTTTCAAAAATACATCCCCTATAAGTCCAAGTAAGCAAATAAGCCATAAAATAACTTGAGCAACTGTACTTAGCTCTACATGAAGATAATTGAAATCCTTAAATTGTTTTCTTTCAAATTTCTCATCAACCAGTTTCCCCACACCTTCGACTACCGTTGTAAAATCAGTGATTTTCTTTTGATTTGCTATGTAATCTTTAACCTCTAAGTTAAGCTCATCCACTTCCGACCAAGTGAACGGATACACCCAATTAACAGTACCATCCTTCTTCATGCTTAAAGTAATTATGTAATCATTCTTATGTCCATTCTGCCACTTATCTTGTAGAGCAAATCCATAATTTATGTCTGATACATCCCCCAGATTAACAAATACAATATTCACTTGTTTTCTGGAGATCTTTTGGCCTTTATGTTTTGGATCAGGAATTTGCTCATTTAAATATGTATTGACTTCTGAAAGCTTGTGACTAGCTTCTTCTTTGTTTGGAACGGTTCCAACAATTCTGTTTATGTCTAAGTTTTTATCAACTTTATTAGGATACGAAGGCAAATTCGGATAATCATCTAAATCAATATTTTTATGTTTGAATAAAGAATAGCTTGCTTTAACCTTATTGGTATAATAGTGAACTGAAGCAGTTGGAGCTCCAGGTTTCCAATATTGTTTGAGTTCCTCAGTTGTATTTGGATATCTGTCATCCATTACTTTACCATTAGGCAATCTATTCACTGATACCCATCCATCATCTGTAGTTTTGATCTTATTTTCAGCATCATGGTGTTTCCAGTGACCAGGAGTTGTGGTGCATGATTGACCATGCTTTGTCTTATGGCAAGTAGTATGAGGAGGAATCCATTCATCCCATTCTTCTTTATGCTGCCAATCCACAACTTTACCAGACCAAATTTCTTCATCTGTTGTCTGAGCCATAAAGTCTATTGCATAAGTGGCGACAAAAAGTAAACAGACAACTCCCAAAACAATTACGCTCGTTCTGATTTTTGTCCACTTATAATAGACCTCTATTCCCACAAGACCAAATAGAAAGAGGGACAGGGGAATAATCCACCCTGCCATTTTATTTATCCCCTTTTAAATCAATGGTATTTGCTTTTCCAGAGTCGAATGCTTTTTGGGTATTATCAGAAGTCACAATATATTTGTCAGTGTCTAAAGGCTTTCTCCCTGTCAGCATTGCCATAAGGATTCCTCTGTGTTGGACTAATCGATTATATTCTGCGATCATGTCAGTAATTTTCTTTTGATTTCGATCAAATTCAGTTCGACCAGCAGAAATTTCATTTTGAAGTTTAGTATATACTTCTCCATTTAAGTTTGGGTTTTGCTCTTGAACTGCTTTAAATAAGAGTTTGCTATCTTCATATCTACCAGAGATCAAATCGGCATAAACATCTTTAAATTGTTCAGCTTGTAAATCGGTTACTTGAGTCATTTCCTTAAACTTTTTCCACATAGCATCATAATTGCTTTCGTTTGACTTCAACTGAGCCTCAATTTGTGTTTCAAGACTAACAGCTTCTCCTCTTTGATTCCAAATGACTACAGCGGCAATCACAATAATTAGAATAAAAACACCTAAAACTCCTAAGCATCCTAAAACAAATTTATTTTTCATATGTATTATCTCCTTTTAATTCATCTTTAAGTTCCTCAATTTGTTCTTTAACTGCCTCATTAACCATCTTTGGTATTTTTTCAATTCTCTTTTTAATTGATGAAGAACCTGTTTCCCTAATTCGATCAGTTAATTCAAGACAAACAGCCAAAGATAAGTCGCTAATTTCATCAAACTCCCCCTGGATTTTATGAAGCACGTCAAGGTACAGCTCATCTGATTCTTCAAAAACAGGCAATGTTTGTTCCAATTTCTCGATCTTTTCTAAATGCTGCTTTATTTCCATCACTTTATCCATTGTTCCTCAGCTCCATAAGCGCGTCTTTGATTTCTTCTTTGGCTACTTTTTTCTCAAGAACCCTTCGGTGTCTTTTAATTAATTTCTTTTCAAATTTTTTTGCTCTCCCTTCTGTGAGTTCGGCTAACGTCCAACAATTCACGGCGTTTATTGACCTTACTTTGGAACCTCTTGCCTGCACATTAACATCTCCTCAATAATTGCGATAAAAGTCTTCTTTTATTTAAACTTTAAACCTATATAAATCCCCTTTTCGATCAAGGTGATAATTGCCTTTCGGATAGGTTAAATATCCGTCAGAATTCAGCTTTTCAACCAGATTAAACATAAACGTTCCATATTTTGTTTTGCCTTTCTTCCACATCTTTTTTCTCAACAGTTTTTTCATTAAAATCTCCCTTGAATTAAATGAGTTATAACTGAATATATTATAAAGTGGCCTTGGCTGCACTCCACATCAGCATGCTTTACATCATGAAGACAGCCAAGGTTCTTTATTTACCTAGTGCCAGTTGATCCATGTCCTCCGCGGTTTTCGTTGCCTAAATGATCGACCTCGACCAATTCAACTGCAGGCATCTTCTTCATAATTCTGAATTGGCAAATTCGATCTCCCTTTTTAATTTCAGTATCTCGCAACGCATAAGCCGGGAAAAACCAAAAATCATCGTCCCCTTTGTATGACTCATCAATCACGCCCATTGAATTGGTCTGAATGATACCGAAATTTTTATATGTACTTGAACGAGGAACGACATGAGCTTCATACCCTTCAGGCAATTCCATTGCCACTCCGAGAGGAATCAATTTAAACTCATCCTTTAGAATGGAGACATCCTCCGCAGCTCTCAGATCAATCCAATCTCCCTGTTCGATTTTTGAAATGCGCGATTGTGTTTCGTCTGCATATTTGATTTTGATTTGTAGTGTCATTTTTCAAACTCCTTTTGATTTATTAATAAATTTTAGCCGTTATAATACTTTTGATAACCATTTAGCGGCTTCTAAAATTGCATCCTTATCGTAGTTATCAAAAATAAAGCCCTCTAATGAAACTCCGCTTGAATATTCACCGCCTCCGTAGTATTCATCTTCAGTTTGAACCCATAAACTAATACCATTTTCAAGTTCAATTACCCAATCACACGTTTCTTCAGCAAATGGCATATGTATGTCATAAGGTTTTTCATCAAAAACGCAGTTTAAATCACTTATAGCATTCTCTGCGTCATCGTAATCTCTTATATTGAAATTTGAATTAGACATTTTTGAAATCTCTTTTCTTAATTCAAACTCTCCTTCAAACTCAGGATCTCCTGAATGCCTTATTGGATATCTTAATAACTTACCCTCTTTAGCTTTTTTATTTATATAAACCCAATTATTTTTGGTAAGCTTAGATTTCATCTATTTTCTCCTCTCCTTTTAATTTAATAATTCTTCAATTTCTTTAACTGAGATGACCCCTTCCGTGGCCATTTCTTTAATGTCATCTAATAAAAGATCTTTACGTATGTATTTTGCATTTATTTCATCGATGATAAATTGAGAATCCGTCAGTGGTTTTGAATATTGTGTAAAGAAAGAATAAACTTGAGACGCATTTTTTAAAAGGTTTTTATAATCGTATAATTCTTTTTTTACCTGCTCGGTGTTTAAAGTTCCATCGCTATTCTCCACAATTCCTTTCCAAAACAATTCATAAATCTCCTCATAATTTTCCATACCATCACCCCTTTTAATTCGCATTAAAATTACCATTTTATTTAAATTTAGGTGTACAGTTTCAATTCCTTAACCCAATCAGGGAGCTCTTCAGGAGTATGAATGCCAAAGTTGACACAAGTTAAGGTGTTAGGCTCAAGCTGTGTATATCCTTTATCTCGAATCACAAAATAGCCCCCTTCGTGTTCAAGCTCTTCAAGTTTCCGCTGTGGACATTTTAGAATAATTTTCTTTTGTTCAGCCATGTATTCATCCAAACTTTCATATTCTTTTCTTTCTTGTATCGGTTTGATTATTCGATGATACACATAACTCATGACTGCATGTCCAACTTGACCAGCCAGTTTCCCTTTACTGATCTTAATATCTTCGTTGACCAAGATATACATCCGGTAATCTCTCATGTGTATCACTCCTTCAAATTTTTAATTAGTTCATCTAATTCATCTAGCTTAAAACCAATGCTACGTTTCAATTCATTTCCTTCTCCATCGAGCAGGATAGTGACGGGAACTCCCGAAACCGCCCGCACCCCGATCGCTATCGCCCAACTCGGCCACTTCCGTAAAAACCGCCTGCTCGACCGGCTTAATTACGGCCTGGGCGATGCGATCTCCTTTGCGGATGATGTACGTCTGATACGCAACTTCATCCTGTTCGACGTAATCACCATACCGACTACAGTACCGTGCATGCTTTGCTGTTTCCGTAGTAGTTCCGTCAATATGTTCGTACTTTAGCGAATTGAACGGTGTTATTCTCTCTGCGATATTATCGACAATCACTCCGACCTCGCCCCGATAGCCTGCATCCACCGTCCCGAGCTGAACGCGTAAAGGCGTCTTCAACGTAATGCCCGAACGCGGTCGGATCTGCATTTCGTATCCTTCCGGAATCTCGAACGCTAGCCCCGTTTTGACTAGCGCGGTTTCTTCCGGCTCGATAATAACGTCTTCTGCCGCAACAAGGTCGAAGCAGGCGTCGGAGGCGTGGGCATATTTCGGAATCTGTGCATCGGGTGACAAGCGTTTGATATTTACGTTCATACGAAAACCTCCTCGTTAATAGTTGCGTATCTACTTTCGATACTGGACGCGTAATTAAGCACTCTTACGCCTCCAATTCGATTCTTTTACCAGTTCGAAAGTCCAGCCGTTATAGTCCGACCGTTCACCGCGCAGACATTTGTTTATGATAGGGCGGTGCAGTCCGTATTTCTTCGCGAACGGTCGTAGACCTTCGACCTTGAAAACTTCGCCCTCTGGGGATTTAGCGATAAAGTGGACGCGAGCATTCGTCATATTTCTATTCGCATTGTTGACGGCTTTCGTAACAAAGCAACAAGTCTCTAATGAATAGACCATTTTGTTTTTTGGTGTATCCTTCTGTTTTAAATCTTTGTCGAGGTAGATACTGCGTTCTTTGAATTTAAATTCGTCATAGCCTTCAATATTATTCAAATCTCTTAGGAATGTTTCAAAGCAATGCCAGCGGTCGCAGACTCTAACGCCTGCACCGCCATAATCGGAATATCTATCGCAATTACGGTCATAACAACGTTCTAACATTCCGCTCCAGACACTATAAGCGACTTTGTTATCGACCATTTTCGTGTTACCGAGAAATCCAACTCCGAATACAGATCTCTCGAAACGATCCTTTACTGTTCCTCGTTTTATCTGAACCTTTTCGGCATCAGTTTCATAACCAGTCGCATCAAATCTTATTTTGTATCTATTCGCTTTTCCTTTTTCGGTAATTACTTTCTCTATGACGACGAATGACTGTCCTCGCTTGTTCGTAAATCTACGATCAATGAAGTCGTCTTTAATTTTCAAAGATAAAGTCCTCATCTCTTATAGCCTCAACAGTGGCCTTTTTATATCCATTTCCTTGCAACGAAAAGAAGTCATGTGACTTAGTTTTCGTACTCAAACCGTTAAGCACTACCGGATTAACTTTCTCGTCGTCGAAGTAAGGATCAAATCCGAGGTTCATTAGCGCTTTGTTTCCGTTATATCTAATAAACTTCTTGACATCGTGAGTCAGTCCGACCGGATCATAAATATCTTCGGTGTATGCGATCTCGTTTTCGTAGAGTTCCGCAAGCAATTCGATAGCAAAGTCGCGTAGTTTGAGCTGTACGTCCGGCTCTTGTCGATTGTAAATTTCCTGCGCGAGTAAGCCGACATAGACGCCGTGGATCGCCTCGTCACGGATAATCAAGTTGATAATCTCGCCACATTGCATCAGTTTTCCTTGACCGTAGAAATATAACGGATAATAAAAGCCGCTATAGAACAGGAAGCTTTCGAGATAGACAGAAGCGACCATCGCCTTGTAAAGCGAAATGTCATCGCCTGGTTTAATCGCGTTGTATAGCCCACCAATGACTTCGGCTTTTCGCTGCAAGTAGCGATTCGTCTTTACCCATTCGAACAGTTCCGTAATTTTCTCCGTCGGCGCAAGCGTCATGAAGATGTTCGAATACGACTTCGCATGGACTGCGTTTTCCATCATCGCCATAAAGTTCAGGACGGCTTTGCGCTGATGACCGGATACCTGGGCGGCAATTAACGGCATTCCCGTGTTTCCCTGCTCCGTATCCAGAAGCGTCAGCCCCGCGAGAACTTTCATATACGTATCTTGTTCGTTGGCTCCGAGATACTTCCACGTTAGAAGGTCGCCATTCAGCGAAATCTCTTCCGGAAGCCAAAACTGCTTAACGTTCTGTTCGTAAAACATCTGTGTGAATCCGTCTTCGTGTTGCGACCAGTTGGCCGCTGTATATTGCGTCAATTATTCGTCCTCCTTCTTTTTGTTATTGTTCGGATTTACTAGCTGCGTCTGCTTAAATATTCGTTCAATATGTCTTCATATTTATCTCGCATGAACTTAAACCTGTCTTGATGCAAGTTCTCGCTCCACCCGGTTAATTCATCAAGCTCCTTCATTTGCTGAAATCCTTTTTGGATTTCCTCGTAGTAAAATTCAATGTCTCCCACCGCTCGCCAATGCCTCGCTGTTCTGACTTGTTGCCCTGTTTCGGCTGTTTTCATAGCTATATTTAAGGCTTTTGTTTTCTTGTTTTGATTAGAGAGTATGTTCGATGCGATTTTCTTCAAAATGAGATCGCAGTAAACCTTAACGAAATTAGTTGGTTCGCTCACTATCAATACCACCTCCTATCAATCTGATAATTTAAACCACGCATGACAGGCAACCTTCCTGCCCCGTATCTTTAGTCCGCGCATAATACAGCGTCTTGATCCCTTTGTGATGGGCATAAAGATCGATCCGGTTCAGATCGCGTGTCGTCATGGTATCTTTCAGGAACAATGTAAATGAAATGCCTTGATCGACATGCTGCTGAATTGTCGCAATCATATCGACGACTTTAAACATATCCATGTCGTACGCTTCCTTGTAGAAGAACCAATTCTTCGCACTTAGCCCCGGCATCGGATAATACGTCTTGGAGTTTCCGTATGTCCGTTCCTCAATACGCTCCATAATCGGCATGACACCCGCTGTTGAAGATTGAACATATGAGATGCTTCCTGTAGGAGCTATTGCTTGTCTATAAGAATGATATAAGCCATACTTCATCACAGCTTGTTTAAGCTGCTTCCAATCTTCAATTGTTGGAATATGCTGTTGTCCAAACAGTTTTTTTACCTTTTCAAACTTTGGACTAAAGCTTTGTTCTTCGTATTTCTTGAAATACTCACCTGATTTGTATGTAGAGCCTTCAAACTGGTAATATGTTTCCCCGGTTTCTTTGGCGATTTCCATTGAACGCTCAAGGGAATAATAGTTCATCATCATAAAGAAAGTGTTGGCAAAATCCCTTGCTTCCTCACTTTCGTAAGCAATACCATTTTGAGCTAAAAACCCATGCAGATTCATTGCGCCGAGTCCAACAGATCTCATAAGCTTATTTGCCTTAGCAACTGCTGGAGCATTTGTAATATTGGTTTTATTCGATACATGAGTCAATGCATCAATAGCTAATTTGACTGTATTCTTAATTGACCCATTCTTCATTACGTTGAAGATATTAATCGAGCCTAGATTACATGAAATGTCCAAGCCAATTTCGTCCTCTTCGCCATAGTCTGTATACGTTGATACTTTGGAGGATTGTAGAACCTCGCTACAAAGGTTGGAAAATTTAACCATCGAAATATGACTATTAGCGTGGAATCGGTTTACATTGTCGGCAAACATCAGGTAAGGATAACCCGATTCTGATCGTAAGATTGCAAGCTTTTCTAATAGTTTACGAGCATTCGCTTTTTTCTTCCTGACATTTGGGTTTTCGACCAGTTCATCATACATTTTTGCAATATTCATTTCGTCTAAATGTTGCCCGTATGCCTTATAAACTGAATAAGGATAGAACATATAGAAGTCCTTATCTTCCCTAGCAAGCTCAATAAATTTATCTGGGATAACTACACCAATTGATAATGTTTTTGCCCTGACATCCTCATCTGCTGAAATTTTTTTGGTATCAAGGAAGTCATTAATGTCTGGATGAAAAACATTAAGATAAGCAGCTCCTGATCCTTGTCTTTGCAGACTATTCGGACGTGTTCGCTACACACGCCCCGCCTTTCGGCCGCTCCATGTTACCACGAAGATTAGACTATATCTTCATCCCATTGGGATGCCTCCAGTTTCGACTACCAATCGCTTGTAGCCTACGGCTTTTGCCTAGTCGTTGAACGTTCCTCGAAAGAGGCTTCGCTGCTGATTGTCCTATAAGGAGTTCCCAGCAATTAAAGAGGTTTTCGATCGCCATTACTGACGAAAGGGGCCAAATTAACCCATTTGATCTGCATAGCGGAACGCGTTGTCAAGCAACTTCATTACACCTACAACGCCTTTAGTGGCATTTTCGACGTCTTTAATTGGTTCTCCCTTTGCTCTAATCTTGCTTAAATTAAGCGCGACTCCGCCTCCGAGTTTAGAAAGCTGCATTGAGATATCTATAGCTCTTGAAATATCATTCAATGAATCGTTGACTTCAAGTAAGAAACAACTGACCATCTCGCCTCTTCTTTTACGCCCAGCGTTAAGAAATGTAGGTGTTGATGGTTGATATTCCTGTTTCATCATAAGTGATGTATATTCTTTAGCTTTTTCAAAATCTCCATTCCCTAGATACAAAGCAACAATGCTCACTCGATCTTCATAACGCTCAAGAATTTTAGTTTTATCGTTTGTCTTCAAGGCATAGTCATTGTAAAACTTGAATGCACTCATGAATGAAGGGAATCTGAATTTAAAGCTATACGCTAATTTGAACACTTCTTTGATCTGCTCAAAGGTGTATAGACTCAAAAATTGTTCTTCGTAATAGTCATTTTCCAAAAGATAATCAAGCTTTTCTTTAAGATCGTGAAAGAAGACAGTGTTTTGATTAACGTAATCTACAAAGTAACTATGTACGGCTTCCTTATCCTTTTCAAATTGAAACTTTCCGCCTTTTTGAAGCATAATCTCATTGTTTAACTGAACCCACTTTGGTACTTGATTGATTACTGTCAATAAACTTAACCTCCTGTATTAACTTGTCCAAGTCGGAATCTGATCCACTTAATTCAAACTTAAGGATAACTGGGACATTATATTGCTGTGAGATTTTATCTGCTGCCGCAGCAAAATAGTTCCCCCAATTTCGATTCCCACTTGAACAAACACCCAACAATAATTCTTTATTTTTATGTATGAACTTGTGAGTCTTTTCAGGAATTTGCCCGAATTTAATTGTGTATGTAATATGTATGAATGGCTCATTAACCCTTAAATCCTCAGTGATCTCCTTCGTTTTAATTTGTGTTTGTTTCTCTAGCTTTTTAATAAATCTTCTTACATTACCTGTCATGCTTTCATATGTAACAAGCATTATTCATTCATACTTCCTGAAACAAATTTCTCAGTGATTTCCTCAGCTTGATTGTCTGCAGCAACTCCGGCATTTGCTTCTTCTAAATTAATTGCGGCCATTTCATGATAGCCTTTTGCCATTGATTCATAAAACGAAGCATCCTTGAACTGATTGACTTCGACATATTTGTTTCTGTAGCTTTCAGGTACTACATATTGTTCACCATACGGATTTGTGGCAATATACTCTCCCCTTCTTACGGAAACGGAAACCCCTTCAGTATGTATAACTGTGTTGTTTTTTGCTTGTTCAATGCTTACAAGATGATCTTTTTTTACATATAGTTTCTTAGCTGCCCCCATCATTCATCCTCCTCATTTTCCGTTGTTTATATTAATGCTTTTAATTTGTTTAAAACTATGATTTTATTCAGTTTTGGGATGCTCTATTTGCTTCTAATGTAGCTACAAAGCTATCGTCAAACACTCTTTTAGTGTTCACATGATTATCAAATGGCTCAACTGTAGCTTGCATTTCCCTCCCTTCTCCTTCAATCTTCGTAGCAAATTTTTCTGCCGCTTCTAAATCAGTAAATGTGACATCTTCTCCTGTAACAAAATTGTTGTATAATTCTCCCTTAGCTGTTTCTCCATCAAGTTTAACTACGACTACCCATTTTTCGTCATATCCATCATCCTTTTAATTATTTTAGATTAAAATCCAATCACCATTCTTGATATACTCGTCAACGTTAGACTTTGTATAAATAAAAGCTTCGTCATACATGTTATTAGTCACATCATACAAGTCAGCGTTACCCCTTCTTTTTGCCTCGAACACAACTCTACTGAAGTCGGCGTCAGATTTTGATTGTATTTTTTCAGAGAGTTTAAATTTGAAATGGTTTAAATTCGTTGTTTCTTTAATTTCTTTTACTTCATGTGGTACTCCACTTTCTTCTTGAGCAAACACAGCGTCATTATGAGCCTCGATAGCATCATCATAAGTGTTAACAAGTGATCCCAGACAATAAAGTCCATATTTTTTATCCATTATCATCATCCTTTGAATTTATTTTTATCTTTTAAAGTAAACTTCCGTCCATGATCAAAACTCTTTCCTCATCACTTTGAAGCTCTTCGAGAACATCCGATATTGGAGATAGCTCTTGATCTTCTGTTACTGTACGACTGTGTTTAACTGCAGCATATAGCATGCCCACTTCTTTAATCGCATCACTTAAGTGTCCATCATCATCTGCAACTGCTTCTGTGTAAAGCTTCAATGCCCTTTCTTTTGTATTTGCTTTAATTAATGCGTAGTATGGGTCACACACCTCAAAGAATTTCATCTTATTGCATCATCTCCTAATTTATTTTTGTGAACCTATTTATCTCTTTTCCATCAACAACAACTTTTCCAAAGAACATGTCCTTAGGCCTTGCCCACAGAATGCCATCCATGTCTTCATATGTAACAAGCTTCTCTTCTGTCTCAGTATGAATGACCTCTCCAATAACCTTATATAGACCACCTTTATAGTGTTTAAACCGACAACCGATTACATTATATGTGTCTATTTACTTCACCCCTTTTTAAGCTTCCACTAAATGAAACAATAAAACATTTTTATAAAAGTCAACCTGGATCGCATTCTCTGCATCTTCTCCATTAATTGTGCATCTAAAAGGAGTGTCCCCATAAAATTCGAGCTGTTCTTGTAGCACCTTAATAACATCGCTAATTTTAGGATTAATTAATTTGCCATTGCTCTCATCGTAAGCCATTCCTTCTTCCTCCTTCCCCTTAAAATCATCCTTTTATCTAAAATTACCCCAAGATAACACTCTTAACATGTGGGCTCGTTTCTTTTAAATAACCAAGAACGTGTTGTTTAATTCTTTCTTTCAATAATGAGTTTTCCTCCCCCAGAAATTCTGCTAACTCCTCGATATTTATAGAAAGTAGATCGTGGTTGATTTTACTTATTATATCTGTAAGCTGAATAGACCTTTTTTGAATCTTTTTAAAATCTTCAATATTCATTTCGTGGATATTATTCATAAAACGCTTCATCATAAAATCAAGTTGAAATGAAATTGAATCTATCAACATTTTCTTTAGTGACTGAAATCTTTCATCTTTTCTTACTTCAGCAATATATTCCCCAATCGTCACGCTTATCTCCTCATTTCTGTGTTCAAATAAATTAAAACTTTTATTTAGACTTCAATCAACTGATTCGTACCTTTAATCTTTGGATAGGTTGTTTTCTTATGAACTCTTTTCCTACACAATGGGCACTGAAACGGATATTGTGGTGGGTTTGATGTGAGCATCATATTTACAAACACAAGCTCTGGAGCTTCTTCGCATTCATCACAATGTAACGTCTCTCTAAAAACTTTAACTTGCTGCGATTTAATCATATTCAGATTCCTCCTTCGTTAAATAAACAATGTACTGACATACAGAACAATCAATGCAAAAGCTGAATGAAGTAAAGACTTGCCGGCTTTCTTGAAAATGTTCTCATCTTTTTCCTGATCTGACCGTTTTACACCTTTGACAAATACGTTGAGTAAAACACCAATAACAAATGCATGAGGTAAAGTGACATGGACATTCTGAATGTTGTATGTATCAATAAGCAAAGGATTTAACACGTGATTCAATCCATAATAGACAACTAGTGACATAGTCAATGCTTCAACAAAAATGAGTAACCCAACTACAATCATTGAACCTGATCCGATAAAGAAACCGTTCCAAATATCTTTTGTATCCTTATTCAATAAATATCTCTCCTTTAGTCTTTTTTAGTTAGCCTCTTCCACCAAGAAGTTTTTATCAATCTTTTATTTCTTCCATCATTGCTTTTTGCTTGCTCCTCATTGAGTTCTTCGCATTCCTTCAGGCTTTTTTCATCTACAATTGTCTTAATCAATCTGTCAGTTTGATATGTCCATTCGTTATGTATGTTTCTCTGCCTGTCAGTCACTATGACATATTCTTTAAGTCCGGGGATATAAACCTTGCCTCCAATTTCTATAGATTCAATATCTATATAACCCTCGAAGATTGCTTCAGTACGAGCTACCACACACACTGGCTGAGTAATCCACCTCTCTGTACCTGGTGCACGGTGTGCGTAATAACTTTCTTTCATAACCAATCCTTCAAATGTTGCTTTATGCCGTCCCACTTATTCACCTCCTTACAAGGGATGTCTTTAACGTTACATTTCATTAAATGCCTTTATTGCCACCAATAGTTGTTTGGCCTCAACTTCTGCCATTTGATCTCCAATTTGCACCTTTACCCATGTATCTGGATAATCAATACTCTTAGTTGCCAGGAGTTTCATAGTTTTTCTGTTTACTCCTCTTAATGTGAATTCGGATGTAATGTCTCTCATGATTTTCTCCTTTCTTTATAAAATTTGAATTTCATTCAAAACTTTGTTTGGATTTGTCGTTATATGCGCTTGCCTGGGAAATTACAAGAGGAATACCCCCCACGATCTATTACAAATTATCCTTTTAATTAGTTTTATGAGGATAATTAAGACCTATATGATTTAATGTTTTCTTAATACTCATCCCCTTACATTCGTTACTAACCCTTGAGAATAATTCATTACCACACTTTTTACAGCAGTTAATTTCAATTCTGTCTTCTGTTGTTCTAACTTTTTCTTCGGATATCCTTACACATAATGGTTGTGCGGTGTATCCTTTGCAGATATCACATATGTAGTTCATTATTCAACCTCTAAAATTATGTTTTAATTATATCCTTTTAATTTGTTTAAGTAAATAAGAATTCACCAAATTTCATTTTTTATTTCTTTGATTTTCATAAGAGAAAAAATCAAATCATTGTCTACACGTTTCCAGGCTTCATCAGAAATTGTATCTTCTAAATATGTATGTAAATTATCAAGGCGATCTTCGATCAAATCTAAGTGATATACTATGAATCTATAAGGATTGCTAATGTTTCTTCCCTCCGTTCAGTATGTATGGATAATCCAACTATTCACCAGCTTGTGATCATATGTGCGCTCTTGGATCTCACAATTGAACGCTCTTCGTTTGTTTATGTACGCAATTGCCTTCTTTTTAGTCGGGAACTTAAGATTAACCCTTGTCCCGTTCCACAATACTCTAAAATAATTCTCCCCCAAATTCACTTACCTTTCTCTGTTTAAATTTGATATTTTATTTAGATTTTTATGTAACTGCTCAGGCGTTTATTTGCAATTTCACAATACTCTTTACTAATCTCAGTGCCTATGTATTTGCGATTATTTAAAGCAGCCATCTTGGCCGTTGTTCCACTACCCATAAAAGGGTCAAAAACAATGTCTCCTTCCTTAGACCCGATAAGATATGGTCTTCGGCTAACTTCTCTGGAAATATTGCCGGATGTTGAAAAGCTATTTTGTCACTAGTGCTCTTATGCATACCAACTAAATAACTCCAAATATTCCCCTTAGTCTTTTCATCCTTTGTAACTAAGCATACTGATTTTCTTCTTACCGCGGGATTGCATTCCTCAATAGAAGCTACTCCACCTCTTTTAGAATAATCATATTTCATTCCCGCGGTTCGACAAGGTTCTTTTTTTGGATTAAACACGTTTGGTTTTCCTTTAGAAAAAACGAACATATATTCAAACTCTTGTTCATACCTGTTATGGTTTTGAGGCAGCGGATTTTCTTTTCGATAAATCATTGTATCGTGCAGATTAAAGCCAATTTCTTTAAAGAATAGAGCCTGTTTAAAACTTGTCCCTGACTCCGACCCTTTGTGTGTTTTGTCTCCAACAACCCAAACGACCACTCCGCCCTTTTTTGTGATTCTGTACAACTCTTCAGCAGTTTTTTCGAAATTAAATGAATAGCCATTGTAATTTCTTAAATCATCATAAGGAGGAGAAGTAACTGTTAGATCAATGGAGCAGCTATCTATGTACTCTTTCATAAACTGAATGCAATCATAGTTATGTATCTTGTTTAGAATCTTGTAATCTATTTCTCTTCACGTCCTTTTTCTCTTTAAAAGAGATATTTTATACAATTGTTTTCTCAAAAGTAAGGCTGTCTCTTTTCATTTCTAAAATTAGAAGCTGCTTTTTCTCCTCCTGACTCACCATAGTCCTTCTGAAACGTTTTGAATTTGTCTAAAAACGAAATCAACAACCTCGTCTTGATTCATATGAGCAGTATCAATTCCAATCAACTTCAAACTTCCCTTGCAGTCCCAATCAATATATCTTTTTAATTCATCTATGTATTTATAATAAGAATCCTGCTGTTTTAATGATTCCTCCACACTTTCCTCCACTTGAGCAAACGGAACCTTATCTCTTTTCAATCTTTCTTTAAGCACATCCTTATCGGATACCGTAAAAAAGAAAATGTAGATTTCATCATCAAGCGTTGGTAGCAGCTTACACAGACTCTTAAATTTTTGATGAAAATCATATTCTTTATATAGGGATGAGAACACCATTTCTGTTGGGAAGAAACGATCTAATATCGTTGTGTAGCCACTCATCTTTGACTTCCATTTGTGAAAGAGCTCAAACATGCCATCATAATAATTAGATATTTTCTTAAGCCCAACTTCACCATCTTCGTGGAAACCTGTTGGATTAATCAATGTACTATGCTTCAGCCGCTGCCTAAGTTTATAAGCTACTGAAGATTTTCCAGTCCCTCTTGCTCCCTCTAAAATTATCAGCATTAATCCACCTCCTTTCGAACTTTATGGAATCCCAATACCTCTACCTCATAAGATCCATCTTCATATTGAACTTCTACTTGATGATATCGTTCATCCACTGTTTTTACAGTAGCTCTTTCGCCGGAATGGTTAACAATGACTTTCTCATCAACCTTGTACACTAAACACACATCCTTTTAATTAGTACAAAATAATTTCATCAAAGTCATATTCCTCATACCCAATTCCATCAAAATCAATTCCAGCTATTTTGTTTTCATGATCTATGTATGAAATAACCCCAGTTCCCATTTCATCTACGTATGCCTTTTGGTTAAGCTTCAATATGTATCACTCGCTTTATGTATTAAATTCAGTTCCGACTCTTTGTATCTTCCAACCTCTCCATTAGTGAAATGAAGAACATCGTAATCATATTGCCAACTGTTTATTCGATCAATAATAATACCTTTAAGCCCAACATACGATGGCATTCCATATTTGGCGTTACTGTTGACCTCAACTTCATCATTAATGTCATAAGACCAGTACTTCGGCAATAAATCATCTCCCTTTTTTAAGAACTGTTACTTTAACATTTTTCCGGCCAAAATCTTTTGCAATTGATTCAGATCCAACAAGAACATCAATCCTATTTCCTTTAATATCACCTCCTGTGTCTATTGCGTAGGCTTCAAATGAATTGCTGCCGTATGAAACTCTTACTAATGAATTTAAAGGGATTAAAGAGGGATCAACAGCAATGACCCTCTTCCCCCTGTAGTAAATCGTATTTGACACGTCGTAGCCTGTTTTTGTTGTTCCTATGCAGCCAGTGTCACAAAATGAAATGTAGGCTGTGGCAACCATACTAAAGACTTGAGCTTGTTCTTCAGGCTTCTTTTTAGTTTTCTGATCATAGCTCTTCCCCTTACTCTCGCGTTTCACTTTTAATTTGTTTTTATGTTTTTTCTTTTTCATTTCTTCTACTTTTATATGTAAATACTTATCTTGTGCTTCTTGAATGATCTCTTGACTTGTCTTTAAATGCGGCAGCACCTCACTTTCAAATTCGAAATCCCAAATGTTGAGTTTCTTATAAAATGGCTCTTTTATTGAGTCTTTGTTTGACTGCAACAATTGATCATTCATTGATTTGTATGTTAATGTTGATCCCACCCCCAGTAAGAAGATAACAGAATATATCTTCATTTCTTTATAGATATTATATACTTTTAATTTGTTTAAGTCTATCAGTTTTTTGAAAATTTCCATCAATCCTTTTTCTTGCCTTTTTTCGGTGTTTTAAGGAAATCATCGATCCTTTTCTTTGCTACAGAGATGTAATATTCCTTATCCAAATAGCTTGGAATTTCTTTTATTTTGACATCATCATTATCAATAAAACATTTTTCAGGCGTGTTTGCTATTTTTTCAATTCTTTCTTCATTTTTCACCTTGAAAACCCCTTCAGCGTCTTCGTTTTTAGAAGCAAAAACTCTTAAGACTTTTTCAGGTAGCTTCTCTTCTCCATGAAAAGCATACTTATACTTATTTGAAACCTTAACGATTTTCTGAAATTCTCTCAACTGGTTACAGTTATTTATCGTTTCTTCGACAGGAATATTTTTTGTGAAATATTCGATCATTGCTTTATTCACAATTGGAAGATCATAATCAAGGTTGTTGAGCTTTTTAACATAAGCACCCTTTGATTTGTAATTTTGATTTCCATCAATGATTATGTAATTGTTAACATCCTTTTGATAAATCTTTTCATATACATCCCATTCAAGTGTAAGACGCGTTCGATTCTCCCATTCGTTTGCAACTTCTTTAATTATGTCAATATCTGCTTCCTTTTCAACCTTCATAAAAAGTCCATCTGTGTTTGATTGAATGAGTTTGCAATAAGGTTCAATTTTTTCGATAAGATCTAATAACAATAATTGACCAGCAAGACATACGTTATTTGCCATTAAGGGGTCATATAGCGGATTGTATTGATCTTTCATTGCTCCATATGTTGAGTTAAGAACGATCTTGTATGGAGCCTGTTTAGGATCTTTTTTTCGTTTAAGTTCAAGGCGTGTATCCCTAATCTCATTATACTTTAAAGGATCTCTAACGTTTCTACTGATATAACCATATTCAATCATAATGGATGGGTATAGAGATGCAACGTCACAACATAGAATAATCCCTTCATCCTTATACTTAGGAATAGCCCCATGAAGCCCACCCCAGGCAAATATATGAGGAACACCTGCCACATCAACTTTTAATTTTTTTGAGTAGTCAAGGTTTTCAGGATCTTTATACCACTCCACAATATGCTTGTATTTTTCAACTTTCAATGTCTTAGGGAACTGAAGATCAAATTCATCTCCCCTATTTTCATGCTTTTCCGCTCCTAATATAAAGGCTGACAATTGGGCTTTTGTTTTTGTAAACATCGACATGTTCAAGTTAAAGGCTTCGATTAATGCTAACTGACTTTCGAATTCCTCTTGTTTATTATCAAAAACCTCAATTGTTTGTTTAACATCATGAATACAGTAGTCAATTACTACTTTGATTTCCTCTGGATTTAAAGGTCTGTCGATATCAAACGGAACTGATGACTCTTTAATTCTAGATCCCATGAAACCCTCTAGCTGCTTCAGACTATGGAATCCTGTTGTTATATCAAAATTGTTTAGGGGCATTTTATATCCTTCTCTAACAACATTAAATCCCTTTACATTATCCTCAATGATTCTTTTACTAATGAAATGAGGGTTCATTCCTAGTAAGATTCCCTTTAGTATGTATTGATCGTACATTCTTGAGTTATATCCTATCCAAATATCATCTTTAAAGAGCTTATAGAACCTTTTTAACTCATCAATGTTGTCTACAATAACTTTTCCCTTTTTTGAATCATAATCAATTAAAACAACCATCCAGTTGTGCTTGAAAACTTCAAAGTCATAGAATATTTTCCTCATCATTACCCCCTAAGAAAATAAATTATCGAATACATCAACCTTATCCTTTTTCTTAAACTGTTTTGACGATTTATCCAAGAACTCTTTATAAAACTTACATGTTTTTCGATGTCCACATAGTACGCTGCAGTAAAAAGAATTGTATTTGTTAATTTCAACAGGTTTCCATACAGCTTCGTTACTTGCATCTTTAGATTCAATTTCATTTACTGTATTGACAACATAATCTTTTAATTCATTTATCCTTTCTTCAGTAATTTCATATTCAACGATACAATCTTCTAACCAATATTTATTTTTTATTTCATCAGGTAAACACTCTAAAGTGTTTTGTTTTACGGCATTGTCCAGTAGTAATTCGATTTCAAAATCATCCATTCCATTGTTTTTCAGATCTTTCTCAAGTTGATTTCGAATCTCCTTAACCCACTTGCCGCGATTGCACATTTTCTTTTTAATTTTTTTCTTTCCTTGGGAACATACATAAACATATTTGATCATAAACCACATGATCTTATCTACTTTTAGGTTTGTAGTGTTTTCAATAGCCAATTTATACATTAACAGTTGTCGACCAGCTTCGTTCAACTTCTTCCCGGTAAACTTACTTGATGTTTTCCAGTCGTATATATTTACATATGGTTTGCCTTTTTCACTTGGCAGAATAGCGTCAACGTACCCTTGAAAATAAACTCCATCTGTAATTTCAAATACAAGCAGCTTTTCTAAAATCATTTTGCTGTCAATTTTATTAAAGTTGTTTATAAAATGACCGACATCTGCTTTCCAACTGTCCCCGATAGTTTCACTTGGAAAACTGATCCCATTCATTTCTAATTCAAGTAATCTATTTTCAAAGTCTTTTTTGAATTTCTCTATGTCCAGTTTATTACGATAAATCTGTTCAATACCATCGTGTAATTCAGATCCCATGATGGTATAAATATTCTCAATGCCTTTCTTTTTTAAAATGTATGTATTGTAATATTCATATTCACAGTTATTAAAGGTTCCTAGTTTGGAAAATGAATAAATGTTCTTCCCTTGCTCCTTCAATTCATTTAATTTATCTTCCAATTAACCATCTCCTTTTCATACCCAGATCGTACAATTTCTAATCAATCTGTGAAGAGTATCTTTATCAAGATCTGCAGGTGCAAGTTTTGAACCTTTCGGCAAATACATGTTTTCTTTATCAAAAACATACCCAACATCATTTTGAAAGAAATTCTCGAATTTTAAGTTCTTGGCAATTTCTACACTATGCTCTTCTTCTAGTCCTTCATCAAGCATCACTAATATTTTTTTTGGGAACATTGATTTGATATTGTTTGCTTGAACCTCACTTAAAAAACTTCCTCCTAAAGAAATACCAACGTTTATTCCTTTGCTAGTCAATGACATAGTGTGTTTTTCTGATTCACCAATCATCACTATCCCTTTTTCTCGAATTGCATCATAATTTTCAACAAAACCATACAATGTTTTAGATTTAGGGAAAGGAATTATAGGCAGCCATTTTGTTTCCCCCTCATTAATTTGTTTTTTGTTCAATCTACCCATCACTCCACATAACTCCCCACTAAAGGTTTTCCACGGAACAGTTATTCTTCCAGTTACACAATCGTATCCCACATTGAAAACCCGCTGAGCAAATAAAGAGATTCCATCTTGATAAAAGAGAAGATTCGGCTTTGATTCATACCTATCTAGAATTTCATCATTATACGTTTCTATGTCCAAATTTTGAGGATTGCTAAATTTCTTTAGCTTTTTGTAAAACCCTCCAAACGGTGTTTTAGGAGCTTCTATTTCAACAAAATCATCTTCTCTAAAACCGATTATTTTTGCTATTCTTTGAATTGTTTTAGGAAATGAGAGCCCTAGCTTGTCACGTATAAGAGTTATGAGATCCCCATTTAAGTTTGTTGAAAAACAAAAAGCACTTAGTGTTTGCTTATTGACTTTAACTGACGTTGGGTTTCTTCCTGCTTCCCTTGCACATCTGTATTCATCACCGCGGTCATAAACCTTAAAAAAACCCGTCTCTTCTAGAATTTGTTTTATGTATTCTGGTTTTTCAATTATGTAATTTTTAAGAGCATATACGTCCATGAATTCACCTACCCTTCGGCAATCATGTACGCTGATGTTTTGGAGTACAATACCCTAGCTCTGTCCACTTATTCCAGGCTCCATCGAACTGAAAAAGAATTACTGTTTCACCCTCGTCATTTCTTGTCTTATCTAAAAAGACTAATCTATATTTTTTATTTGGATCTAATTCTAAATACTCTTTTGTTTTTGTATATTTTCCCTTGGAATCTTTCTTAAATCGATATGGTTTTACATCATATTTTTTACCAGGAAACTCATCTTCCCATAATGGCCGAGTTAAAACCAATTCTGAAACGATTTCTTTTACCCCTTTTGCATTAGATAGGCAAGCTGCAGTTAAATATCTTGTGTTTTCCATGTATATAGCTAATTGCATTGTAATAATGATGCCGATGTTTTCTTTTTCTGCTACCTGAAGAAGTTGTTTTGATGCTTCGACCAACTCCCCTGTTACTGTTGCAGATGATGCATCTTCAGCTTTAAAAGTATCGTAAAGCATATATCCAAAACCTTGCTTTGCCATTTTTCTCATAATTCTTTTAACATCATTGATACTGTAATCATAAATTTTTGCAAATTTAATTCTTCCCTTATAATGATCTTCATAATATTTTTTGGCTTCTTTCAATTTGTTAAATTGTTCTTCATTTAAATTCCCCATTTTTTGTTTCTTTCTCGGAAGACCATAATAACCGATTTTGGAAGATAGAATTGTCGCCATAAACATATGCTGCCATGCTCGTTTGTTCATTTCGTTTGCGATTATTGTTATTTTTTCACCTTGATCTAAAATTGGCATCACATGTGTCCTTATGCAAAAACTTGTTTTTCCCGTACCACTAAATCCACCGAAAACTTGAACATTTGATTTGTGAAGACCTAATGTGTGATAATTCAAAAGTGGAGCTGCTTCAGCATAACTCAATCCCATTTCTTCCCCATTCTTGATGGAATCAATAAAATCATCCCCCAAATCTAAATCCTCAATCTTTATTCCAGCACCTCGCCCTAAAAATACATTGTCTAATTGATATTCAAAGTAACTATACAACTGAGAACTGGTCATTTTCTTAAACTTATCAAGCTCTTTTGCTACATTAAATCCTTTATCATACAACTGCAATAACATATTGCTTTTAATTAGTTCATCAAAGTATGTATCAATATTTTCTTCATTTAAAACACTCTTGATTTCATCAACAGTCTTGATTCCGCCTCTTCTTATAAATCCATTTTTAATTGCATCCTTGCCTTCTATATAACTGAATATGCTCGCGTCATCAAAACTTCTATAATTCATGTTGCACATTTCAAGACCAAGAGTATAATAAAACTTTCCATCCTCAGTTAACAAGTCTCTGTCTGCACGAATTTCTTTTTTATAATCATCATACAAGTCTGGATTCTTCCATAAACAAAAGATAAAACTTGCTTCAATTTGTTCTCTGTTTTCAGTAAGCTCACTAGGATAGCTGTCAAGGGAATTCATCATATGTCCTCCTCATCCAAAAAATCAAGTATGTTTCCCTTGTTATTAGAATTTGAATTAGGAGTTACCTTTTCCATTTCATTAATAATGCCGAAGTCCAAAACATTGTTCTCTTCTTCAATTTTTTGTTTCTGTTTATACCTCCATTTCTTATACACGTCATTTATGTTGCTCTCTATGATCTTCATAACATATCTAACCATATGATATTCGCTGCAAAAATTTTTAGCATTGAGCCAATATTTAATGTCTGATTGACATACATTAAAACATTCTTGAATTACTTCGTAGTCATAAAATGTATGTAGATCGTTTATACTCTTTACCATGACAGGAGGTATGATTTGTCCAGGATCATATTCAAAAACTTCCTCGGAAATGAATTTGAATAGGTTATCTCTTTTTAATTTCTCTTTTATAAAACGTTCATACTCTTCCATGTTACAATAATATTTATTTTTTCCATTTTGATCTGTGACTTTATAAAAAGTATCGGTGTTCCCTTTCGCTTTACATATCTGACAAACACATCTTCTAGCCAAGAAAACTCTCCCCTCATATAAATCATAGGGGAGGATATACTCCCCTATTTGTTTATTTAGTTACTTAAAACATTAACAATTTTCTTGAATGCTTCAGTTGGTGTGGTATCAATTCCTTTGAAATCCTTAATACCATACTCCTCCATGATTTTTTTCATTTTTTCTTTTGCTTCCTCTGTTGCAGTAGCGAATAACGTTTTAATTTTTTCTGTTAATTCTTCATTCTTGGTGGCATCAATTTTATTAGATACATCCTCAACTGCAATTTTAATTTCTTCTTCTTTCTGTTTCTCTTGTACTTCTTTTTCCTCTTGAATATTACGGGATTTGTTTTTTTGTTTTTCAAAAGCTGCTTTAATTGCTCCTTGAATTGCTTTAATAAACTCGTCTTTATCTAAAGGGATTGCAGGAACAATATCTGAAAACCTGGATTTAGAATCAATATTAAAATTATCATCTCTAAACGTAATGATTCTTGATTCATCAACAACAGTCCCAATCGTTTTGTCTGGGCCAATTTTTTGCTTAACAGTTTTCTTTTCAATTGAGCGATTGATGGATGCAACCCCTAAAACATGAAGCTTAGTCTTAATTGCATTAAAGTATTTGTGCGTCATGTTAGTTGTCAACATGTCATATTCTAACCCTGTAACCACGTCTGTCATTGTTCTCTTCTTCGTATGTCCCAAAATAAACATACTGATACCGACATTCTTTAATTCCCACATTTTTTCGAGAATCAATTCAATAGCTTTATCCTCACCTGCCTGGAATCCACCAAATGCTGCTTTAATTGTATTTACTCTTTTCTCAGGATTAGCTTTATTATGTAATCGAATAACTTCAGGTTCTGTTATTTTAATCAATTCATCAAAAGTATCGTAGACTAATACTTTCAAATCTTTATAATCTGTCGTTCTATTCTCAATGATATCCTCAATAATCTTTTTAAAAGTATCCCAGTCTGGAATATCTTCATAAGAAGCGTCTGGAATTGCGTCAATTCCATCTTCCTTACCAATATTCAAAATCATATAACCATCTTCACCAACTAGGCTCTCACATACCTCTTTTGCCAAAGTAGTTTTCCCAATTCCAGATTCTCCAATAACTCCAATGTTATAATCAAGTGGATCAAGTTTAATTTTGTTTTTCTTGCCAAAACGTCTCGCCATGTTTTTATACCTCTCCTTTTAATTAGTGTTATTCTTTATATCATTCAACAATTATGAAAACAAGTCATCAAATGCAGCCTCTTTTTCTTCCTCAGTAGGCTTTGTTTCTTCTTTTTCCTGTTTTTCTTTATTTTTTGGTTCCTCTGAAACATAAACTAAGTCTTCAACTTCATATGTAGACTCAATTGCTCCCTCAGTGAAATTATTAGCATCATTTTTTTTCTTCAAAATCGGTTTAATCAGTCTATTTTCTTCTCGACTTTCACCTAATAACCCCCCCTTAGGTTTAAAGTCATCAAGAGTATTTAAACCTAATGCAATCATTTCTTTTTGGCTAGCAGTTAAATTTTCTTCAGTAAATTCAATCTCATCTGCACCTCTGAAAATGTTCACTTCCCATTGTAAATGGTAAACACCTTTCCCCTTTACTTTAAAGAAGCTTTTTAATAACTCTAAACGTTTCATGTGCATTTCATTATCAAAGTCTAATTTTTGAGCATTGATAATTAATTGCTGAGGAAAAAATCTATCCTTTTTGATTTGGTTATCATAACTGAGAACATATCCATCTATGTATAATTTCTTTTCTTCCTTGAAATCTTTTTCATCTAATGAATCTTTAGTAAAGAAAATATCCATTGTGGCTCTCAACTGAGATGGAGTTTCATTACTTACAATTTCCATGCTGCGAATGGAGAATTTCCTAAAGACTCTTCCTTGCCATGAGTTATATTGAATATCTCCTTTGATCTTGAATTTTCTGTCCTTATACTTTTCAAGGTTTTCTGACAAGAATTGAATTGCATCATATTCATGAATAAATTCGAATCCATTTGTATTTAATTCTTTGTATTCTTGTTTCAGTTTAGATAATTTCTCTTTGTCATCATCGGTCAAATCATCTTTTATTTCTAACCCTCTAATTTTGTATCTCAATTCTTTTAATTTGTCTTTATTAGACTCCTCATTTAAATCAATAATGATTTTTGAGAAATCAGCCACCATGTCTACTGTTTCTTCATTCAAACGATCTTCCCACGGAATTTCTAATTTGGAACCTTTATTATTTTCAGTCCCTTTACTGAAAGAGAATACTTTATTTGGTTTGCTTTTAGAATACCCGCCTTCAATTTCAACAAAGACGCTATTTGTCTTAGACTCCTGAATTGCAAAATTTAGACGATGTTTAACCCACCCTGAATCAAATTCAGTGATATCATGGAATTTCTCTTTGTTGTTTGGGATAAATAAGGTTCCAATGAATTCAAATGTATTGTATAATCTGCTCAAAAATCATTCCTCCATATTATTATAATTATACTTTTAATTGATTTAAAATAATGACTCAAAGTTGTTTATGTACGCTACCTGGCTGTGCAATGCTTTCTGTAATACTTTATGTCTTTGATGCCTAAAGCTTTCGATAATTCTATGTATCTTTTCTTCGAAAATCTTGGTCTCTTATGGTTTACTATTTTAATAACCTTCCCATTTCTCACGGTTATGTGGAGATCATGGTACATATAAACCTTAGAAAAGAGCCCACTTCTTAGAATACGCTCCGGCGCTTCATCTTGAACCAGTTTTACATTTCGTGTAAGCTTCGCTCTTGCCTGTTCTTCCGTTATGTTTTTATTCCCCTTGACGCTTTCCCTGTAGTAATTTAAAGCGTCGTCTGTAACGTTTAACATCTTCATTTTCTCACCTCTCTCTCAACGGGATGATTACATTATATCCTTTTAATTTGTTTATGTAAACACTAATTAAAAATTTTTTAAAATTAACAGGTTAACATAACACTTTGTAACATTCTATTTATATTTAATTTTTCTAAAATTAAGAATTATATATTCCCATCTTTACTTGTAAATGGGAATATTGTATTATTTTATTTGCATTGATTAAATTATGGTGAAAAAGGTAATTGAAAGAGGTTGTTAGATGAAAAAAGTTTTTTTTACTTTTATTTTGTTAATATTACTAGCTAGTTGCACTAATAACAGCTCCCAAATTTCTTTTTCAAAAAGCGACTGCGAAAAAAATTGGGCACTTTGCGCTGTTTTCCCAAATGAAAAAGTCAAATTCTATTCACCTAAAGAACCTATAAAGGTAGCATTATTGGATAGTGGAGTAAGTAGTTCTCTATCAATTTTTAAGAATAGTTCAATAATTTCATATGATGCTATAAACAATAAGCCTACTACCATAGATTCTTTAGGTCATGGTACAGCCATAGCCAGTATCTTATTGGCTCCTGCTAATAAGAAAACAGTTCATGGCGTATCACCTAAAGTGAAATTATTTGATGTAAAGGTACTAAACGATAAAGGAGGTGGTGACGTTGATAATGTAATTAACGGAATCGATTGGAGTATCAAGCAGGATGTTGACATCATTAATCTTAGCTTTGGTTTTCAAAAAGATGACAAAAAGTTAAAACATGCAATTGATAAAGCAATCGAGAAAAATATTATAGTTATCGCTTCTGCCGGCAATACATTAGGTCTTTCAACAGATTATCCAGCAAAGTATCAAAATGTGATATCTGTTTCTTCTGTTGATAAAAACCTAAGAAGAGATAAATTTGCAGCTAAAGGTAAGGTTGACTTTGTTGCACCTGGCGTTCAAGTTCCTGTTTTAACTCCTTCCGGTAAATTAGAAACTGTTGATGGCACATCATTTGCAACGGCTTTTGTCACAGGTATAGTATCCAATATCCTATCTAAAAATCCAGAGTTTGAAAGGGAAGATGTCTTGAATTTTTTAAAGAGCACAGCAAAAGATTTGGGGAAGAAAGAAGATTATGGTTACGGGTTAATACAATATAACTAAGAAAAAGGAGAATGAAATTGAAATATTTTATTAGCTTTTTGTTAGCTGTTTTTGTATTTTATAACGTAGGGACAAGTTTTTCCTTTGCAACAACAAATCAAACACAAAACAATTATCAAGATGTAATTAATAAGGAGCAAATAGAATCTGAAACAGAAGATTTCTTTGGTGAGTCTGTCAATGGTAATGATGTTGCATTAGAAAGCCAAGTCGATGGTAATGAAGCAACTATTCAAACAAAGATTGAAACAGATGATTTATCGGTTGATGGTGAATTAGAATTAAATCTAGAAACTAGTGACATGATTGTTTCCGCAGAAGCAACAGATGATAATGGTACACTTTTTCAAGGCGATTTTGATGTAGAATTACAAGATGTAAATGATGATGGGGATTTTATTGCAACTTTAACTGATATTGAAACAGGAGAACAATTTAAAGTAAATACTGCTGAAGTTAAAGCCTCATGGTATCCTTTAGTTGTAATTGCTATTACTGTTGCACGTATTGGTATTAAACAAGCTATTAAGAAATTTGGAAAATCAAGTGTTAAAAAAGCAACTAAAAAGTATGGTAAAAAAACCTCAGCGTCAAAAGCTGTACGAAAAGTAAATATGTCGAAATTAGATTCTCATTACAAAAAGCACAAAAAAGAGTTCGGTAATATCTCCAAATCTCAATATTTGAATAAAGCACGAACCTTTTTAGGGAAAGCTACTAGCAAAACAGTTCTCCAAAAAAGAAGCAAGAAAAAATTCAATGGTAAATATCGTTACTATAAGTATAATAAAAAGACCAATGAATTTTTAGCAGTAGAACGACAAAAGGATAAGGATGTGATTATTACATATTTCAAGCCAAAACATCCAAATAAAAAAGCTGGTTATGAATATTATAAACGGCAATAATTAAATAAAATAATAAATGGGGGATCAATATTGGAAAAAGAATTATATTCCTGTCTAGTATGCGGATATAAAGGATTAAATGAAAAACTTTTAGATAATGGCGAGTATCAAAAAACATTTGAAATTTGTCCATGTTGCAATTTTGAATTTGGCTACAGTGAAGATCATGATGTGAGTTTAGGCTTTATTGTAACTCCAGATCATTTAATTGAGGCTGCATTTCAATTGTATCGAAAACAATGGATCGAGGCTGGGATGAAAATTGCTCATCCTGAAGAAATTCCAGAAGATTTAAAAAATGGGGAGTGCTTAAAATTTGAAGTTTTAATGAAACAATTGAAAGCCCTAAATCTTGACATGGAAAATCTCGATATTGATGGCATTAATTAATATCCCAACCTTAGAAAAAGCCCTTATGGGCTTTTTCTTATCTACTCACTAAAATACACATATACAGGGATACTCTTGCTATCACTCCCCCACCGTTAATTAACTTCCCGTTAAAATGACAGTTTTATTGAATCTTCTTCACGGTAATGAAATGGGTATCCCCAATGAGACTTTAGGTTCTTTTTGAAATAAGTTATGTCTCGTATAATAACAAAATAGTGGACTATATGTTTTTAGATCAAATTCAATTTTTGTCCTTTCTTTTATAACCAAAAATTTCTTAGGGAATATATTGATTTTTATCCAAATATTTAATATAGTTAGCAATATATTAAATTAATGGTTATTAAAGGAGGAGTAAAGAAATGAAGAAAAAACTTATTTCATTTATCATGGTGTTCACGTTAGCTGTGCTGGCTGTATCAGTTGTTTCTCCTGGCTATGCAAGTGCAGCGGAAAGTAAAAAAGTACCTGTAGTTCAAAATAGCATACAGGCTCCTTTAGCTTCAAATATGAAAACCGATATTGCTAAAATCCAGTCAAAGCTTGAGACTCCTGTAGCTGCAAATTCTAAAGTACATACACAGGGTATTCCTTTCGCTAAACAAATATTAGTAAAAGCACTTAGGGTTGGTGGTCCCGCTTTAGGAACCCTTATTAAAAAGATCCCATATAAATGGGCTCAAAAAGCTGGAGATGCTTGTTCTAAGTGGGGACACAAAGCCGCGGACGTTATAGATGAACTTACAAATTTCGGAGAAACAGCCGTTACTGTGGCATTAGTGAAAGCTGGAATTCCATTAGCTGATGCACAGTTAATTGCGAAGGTTGTTGTGTTCTTTTTGCTATAACTATACATTAAAACAAAAGAGTGAGGCTTATAACCTTCACTCTTTTGTTTTAATTAGGTAAGGAGAGATCACCATGAATCTGCTTGTTATGACGTTATCAATTTATCTTTTGTTTCTCATCGTCTTTTTTATTTTTATGTACAGAGGAGAAAAGAAAGAAGCTGCAGAAAAAAACACAAATGAAAAATTTTTATTATCTACAGTAATAGGAGCTTTGGTTTTATCACTAATTCCTACTGCAGTCATAATGGGGATAATCTTATTTGCAACAGGATCAGCAAATGTACTTGTAAGCTTCTTTGAATTAGAAATAGGATTCAATCAGATTGTTATTATGAGTGTGTGTATGGTTGTTTATTCTTTTACTTTTGATAATATTTTTGTGGCTGTTGGAAGGCACCTCATTGGAGATAACTTTTTCAAGTTTATATTTGCCTCATTGTTTAGGTTTTTATTTATTTATATAGTGGGTATCTTGTGTTCAATTGGGAGTAGCGACAACTTTAAATTATCATTAGGATTAACTTTATTTTTTCTTTTATTAGAATGTATTTTCCCTAAAAAGCCTGATCGTACTCAGAATATAGAATCTTAAGGGCGGACATATCATGACCGACAAAGAAAGAGAAGAACTTGCTGCGAATTTAATGCATATGAAAAAAATGAACAAAATGATTAAGAAGGTACTGAAGTAGTAGATATAAAGCAGGCTCTAAGCCTGCTTTATTGTTTAAAACTCCTCTTCATACAATGCTTTCTCCAAGCAGTCCAATTCCTTCAGCTCGCACTGAACCTTTTCTAATTCACATTTAACCTTTTCAAGGCTATCATTTTCTAATTGCAGTAAATCTGTCAGACGTCTAATCTTAGCCTCAATATTTGCCAATTGAGTGAGTAAGGCACTTTGCTGCTGCAGTAATTGCCTTCTAACCAATTCAATTGTTTCTTCTGTACATTGTCCTCCGCATAGTTGTTCTACTGACATTTTACTTCTCCTTTTTATTTTTAATTAGTTTATGAATCCTATAAAAGATTGTTTTTATTCAGAAGTTATGTAATCATTCCTCCATTGCCCGCTCTGTAACTCATTCCGTCGCCTGCCGAAGCAATGATTTTTCTGGCGGATGGAATGTCAATTCCTTATAACCTTCTTCATCTTTATAAGTAAATACTCGTTTTCCGTAGTGGTATCCATCTATTCTTACAATCGGGTGAAATCGCCCGTTAAATTCAATAGTTCCTAAATCTGCACGAAAAGGAATGTAAATTCCCATCATTCCGCCGCCTCCTTATTGATCCGGTTACTCCTTCTATCTGCAAACATCATCATTTGATACTCCTGCAACTGCTTTTCAACAGTTTCCACAGGCACTAAAGGAAAAGCAGTCTTTTCCCACAAAATAAAATCGCACTGCTTATCATTTGCATCAGGGAAATACTTTCTCACTAAGTCAATCCACGTCATTCCGCCGCCTCCCTTGTATTGGCGTTAGCCCATCTGGTAGCTGATCAACCCGTTTCATACGTCCGGGATCACCTTCCCGTTTTTTAAGATATTTTCTTGCTGTTTTATAACTTCGGAAGACGCCATATTTTAACCATTCTTCACTTTTCTTTGAATCTCTGAAAGCATAGAAATAATAGTGTTCTCCATAGTCTTTAAACCATTGATTGAATACACAAAACTCGCCTTTATCCGTTTTGTTGTACCAGATTTCTTTCATTCCGCCGCCTCCAATGCTTCTATCGCGATCACTTCAGCCTTTTCCAAGGTATCCACCGAAATATCCTCCGCTATCCTGATAAGTGCTTTTTTGTACCGTTCATTTTCCGCATATAGTCGCGAAACATTCCTGATTAACCAAGTAAAATCACCGGGACTAACATCCCCCTCTATGTCATAACGATGTTCGATCAGGTCTAATCTTTTATTCATTCCGCCGCCTCCACTTCGCATTTGGCACCTTTGAAAACAGTTTCGTAATGTTCGTTTGTATAATGCCCTCTCAATTCCCGGTCGACTTCAAGTGTGACCTCGCCGACATTACCAAACTTCTTTTCTAAATGGTTTTTAATTATTTGTTTCACTTCTCCAGGTGATAAAGTCACTTGCATTTTCATTCTTCCGCCGCCTCCAATAGATCAGGATTTTCGTAGATATTGCCGATTATGTCCCCTTCATAAGGTTGATAAACTTCATCAGCGCAACAACCGCAACCTCCATCATTAGCAAAGGGGAAATACCCGCACCGATCTTCCTCAAATTCAACTTGAAACCTTCTGCCAATATCCCAAATATCCCTATCGTAGATCATGCGGCCGTTTTTGTCCTTCAATCCAGTGAATAAATCCCGGCTGATTAGTTCATATTCATCTGAAAATACCGGGGACAGTTTGGCGGCTGCCCTTTCTTCCAATTGCCCGATGCTGTACCATTTCATTTCAATGTTGCCGCTGCCTTTATGTCTGAATGTGTAACGAATCTTGATAATTTCCATTTCTCTTACCTCCCGTCATCTTGTAACCATTGTTCAATCTATTTTTTATTTGCATTGTGATAATCTTCATCATAGGAGACAACTCCGCATTCTTTGATTACTACCTTTTGTTCCCCGCCCAACTCAATCATTTCCTTTTCCCATTTAGCCGTTTGTTCATCTCCGCATATAGACATTAATTCGTTATTAGCCATAACAACATAGACTCGCATTTCCCCCTTACCTCCCGTCATCCTCAATCCATTGTTCAATCTGTTTTTCCCTGTATCCGACTGCTGTATCCTCTGTCCCGCCTTGTTTACTTACTTTTAATTTGTATAAAATTTCTGTTTTATCTAATTTTCAGTGCTTTTAATGCCGCTAAGCATGTTGCTTTCTCTGGTTTTTCTGCCCAAGCTTCATACTCGTCAAAAGCAGCACACCAATCTTCCAGACCGATAAAATCGTGTTCTCTTGATAAATAAAAATTTAGTCCATAACCTTTTTGTAGCTTCTCAACTACCTGCAATGCTAAACTCATTTCTCCCGCAAAGTTTTTAAGATTAACCACTTTCCCATCATTATCAAAAGCCAATTCATCGGCCACAATATCCCCTAAAAGCTCAAAGCATTCATCTGGAGTGATTTTCCTCTTCTTGTAACCGTTGAATAATCGGTCTTGAATCAATTCATTAATTTCAACATTACTTCTCATCTAATCCCTCTTCTCAATTTGTTTTTATCCATCACATCAACAACAAAAGCTTCAAATTCCTTATCCCAATATGGTTTTGTTCTTGCTATGTACTTTTTTAAAACTCCATCTTCCTCGATCATAAACGTCTCGCCACGTTCTATTTCAGTGAATTTCTTCTTTGTCCAGATTCCCCTAATCAATACTTTCACATCTTTAAGCTGCACTGATGTTTGGTACATTACATCCCTCCTTTTAATCCATTAAGTACCATCAGCATTTTGCTTTAAATAACATCTCTCCTTAGATAAGATGTTTAAATGGAGGTGGTTTTTTGTTTATAGCTCCAATGCTGCTTGATTCAGCCAAAGAGCCATTTGATGATGAAAACTATATTGCTGAGCTTAAATTTGATGGAATACGAATCATTCTATCTAAGCAAGATGGTAAGATTAAGCTCTACACGCGCCATAATAATGAAGTCACCAATAAATTCCCTGAGCTGCATGATATTGATATTCCCGAAGGGACAGTCTTAGATGGGGAAATTATCGTTACCAATTCTGATGGGTTGCCCGATTTTGAATCTGTTATGGAACGTTTTCAATCAAGCAAATCTTCTCATCAAATTGTTTATTGCGTGTTCGATGTCATAAGATTAAATGAAATATCAATAGCTTCAAATCCACTTTTTAAACGCAAGGAATTCCTTAGATCACTAAATCTTAACCATCCAAATATCTTTGTGATTGAAGGAGTACAAGGCAAAGGAAAAGCCTATTTTGAAATGGCTAAAGAAAAGAACCTTGAAGGAATCGTGCTTAAGAAAGCAAACTCCCCTTACGAGATCAACAAGAGATCGGAAAACTGGATCAAGGTTATAAATTATCAGTACACTGACGTGCTCATTACTGGATACACTAAGGAAGATATCAAGTTTCTTCTCAGTTACCCTGACGGTTTATCTGCCGGGTTCATGGAATTTATGCCATTCGATGAACGCAAATACTTCCACTCTATCAAACAAATAGAATATGAAAATGACGATTATGTATTCATTAAGCCTTTATTATGTAATGTGAAGCACCGTTTTAAGACTAAAAATGGCAAACTTCGTATCCCCTCATTTAATTCCTGGAGAGATTAATACTCTCCGTTACATAGCTTCTTCTAAAACAAATTCAAAAATTTTATTCTTCACATACGATTTACCTTCGTATACATCGATAATTCTCCATTTTTTAAACATATCGCAATACCATGTAACTGCATATTTTGCGTGTTTCAATGAACTGAAAGCTTCTGCATCTCCCGGACAGGCCACTTCGATATAGGGGTGTTCTAATGACTCGCTCCCATTATGTTTCAAATAGAATTCCGTTTCGATGTTTTGAATGATAAACACACAATTCCTCCTTCATAATAAAATAACTATTTGATCTTAATTGAATCCCAATCAAATGTTTCTAATATCTTCAATAGTCGTTCCACTTTAGGCGCTCTCCAAGCTGTCATAGCATAAGTATGAGCTTTTGAAGTGTAATGATGCTTATTCGATTTGATGTGACTCTTTGCTTCTTTTTTGGTTAAAAACATTGTATTTGGTTGTATAATGTGAACCTTTCTTTCTGGAATTAGCTCTGCTTCTTCGTCAATGTATTTTCGAATCCACTCAATAGTTTCGTCATAGTCGCCCCCAATTTTTTTCAGCTCAGTTAGGCATTCTTTAGACAGCCCACTATCTTTTTTTATTTCTTCTAGATAATCATCTAAAACATATGATTCTGCAACATTTGGCAGGTATACAGAATAGCGCTCTGCGTTCTCCTCCCGAGCTTCGACCCATTCATAATCACCGACTGTCCAAAATCGTGGTGCAGCTTGACCGTCGTTTTCTTGCGTCCTCAATTCTTCTTGCAACTCTTTTAAAAACTGGATATCTCCCACATAATACCTCCCACCTCGTTAAAAACATGCTTTTATCTAAACTCTAATGGTTCATTTAATTCATGTGCTAGTCTGCAGCCAGCAATAAACTGTTTTGTGCACTCTATGTATCCACAATCACGTAATATATGACCATGAGACATTTCTTTTTTGCCAACTCTTCTACATATGGCAAGATGGCTTCTAATTCATCCGCAACAATTTTACACATTTCAGGACTAATTTCACCATCACAATCTGAATGACCGAAAAACTCAGTTAGCCCCTTATGCGTTTTTGGAATAACCTTTACCAAAATACCAATAGCCATCCTTAAATTTTTTATTGTCATGAGGCGGCCAACTACCTCCAATTGACCTTAATAAAAACCTTCTAAGATTATTAAACGCCGAGTGTGCTCCAATAAAGGCGCCATGTGTTACATTTAATCCCATATAATCCTCCTTCCATTTGATGAAAACTATCTTTTAATTTGTTTAAAATGACGATTTTATTGACTTTTCAGCTCCACACTTATGTTCAGGTTATTTGCAATTCGTTTGCCTACCTCATTTGATACTGTTTGAGACACTCTTTCTTTAAAGCCGTAGAGCAACCTTCCCTCATCTCCAAATCCCTCTTCTATAAGTGAGTCAATTTTTGAACTTATAAATGACTGAAATTCCCCTGACTCTGCTGCTTTTTTAACTTCATTTGATACTGCAATGCGAATCATTTCTTGAATGTCCTCTTTCGTTATACCTAATTCATTATGTATAAAGTTTTTTACTTCTTTGTATCCCCTTTTCTTATTTTTGAATTCTTGGTATTTATTTTCTTTAGACAATGGAACAAGGACACGGTAACATCCATGGGAAAATCCGCACGTGATGTCTCCGTCTGGACGTTCGTATTCGATTACATCGATCGTGCCAACGCCCACATTAGTAACCTCCCTTACCCTTCCTCCCGATTTACCGTTGTTCATATGAATAACCTTCTCGCATACTTCCGCCTTGCGGTCGACCATTTCGTAGCGCTCCCCGTCAATGTGGACGACGTTGGTCGGTTCGAGTGTACGGTATTCGTTATTACCAACAAGATGACCGCATTCTGTTGCTACGCCACTACCATAACCCGTGTAGAGCTCGACCGTAAATATATCCTCATTTGAATAATGATCTCCATAACCTGGGTCTGCATCGACAATTACGATCTTCTCACCCAGTTTCGCCTTCCTATTGACCTCTACATACTCGCGTTTGATTCCGCCAAGTGATTCGTCAGCCAATACGTGAATTTTTTCGTTAGTTTTTGTCATTTATTCCTTCTCCCAAATATCCTTCATAATTTTGATGTGTTCTTGTGTCAACTTCATCTTTTCTCCCCCTCGTCATCTTCATCCACTTCAAACTGTTCCTTATAGCTATCCCAACCGCAACGGCATTTGAAAGCGCACCAGACGCCTTCACCAAGTGACCTCCGCAATAACTTGCCTGTCCTCGCAGAGCGTTCATATCGAAAAGTATCCTCTCCATACTCGATAATCTGCTTATTCCCGCATTCCGGGCATTCTGTGTAATTCATATCGCTTCTCCTTCCCGGCTCCGTCCGCGTATTCCTTACTGTGTCACCTCTTCTTCTAAGATAGAAGAAACGCCTCCCCCTCTATCAGAAGACCAAATTTCAAAGGATTTTCCATTAATTAATTTCACAATGATAGGAAACCAGTCCTCGGGTAACAACTCACCTTTTTGCCTTTCTTCATTTTTTTTCAATGCATTATAAAGCTCTTCAAATGAATGAGTGGACACATAAGAAGGCTTATTTATAAATGCAGACTCCACGACATCACCAAAAATTTCTTTTGCTTTTTCCGTCAAAATAATTTTATCTTTTGTTAGTTTCAAAAGTTCACCCACTTCTCCTATCTAAATATTGTAACGTTCCTTCATTTCTTCAATTTGGCAGTTAATTTTTAGTAACAAATCCTGTTCGCTTTTAAAGTCATCATTTGTTATACCTTTACGTTGCATATACTCCAATAAAGCGTGTTTTAATGTGTACAGCTGTTTGTATGAAAATTTAGTGTTAATGCCGCTCATTTCCTCATCCTTTCTCAGTCACTACCTCAATACTTTATATAAACCACTATTGCTTTTTTCCACGCTAGACTCTCTATTTTTTTCTTAGCTTGCTTCTCTACAAAAGCTGATTGATCATTAGTTAGTGGAAATTCCGTATATAAATCCTCCGCGACACTATCAGCAATCTCCTCAAACAATTCGTCTTTCTCTTCATTAAATAGCCATACTCGATCATTCAATGTAATATAAGAATCAATTAAAATTCTAGATGGATAACCAAGCGTGTAAGGGTGGTCAGATCCTTCATTTGGATACATGAAAATAAGTTCTCTTTCTGGATACATGCTCAATATATTTAATAATTCTGCTGTTTTATCCAGTTTCCTCATCTCCTTATAAACCATTTTAATATTGTTCTTTTAATTAATTTATGTTTTATCCAATAGCATATTTTGATTTGTGCGGTCTTTTATGTATGAATTCAGGAATATCAATACGCTTATTGACTTTTGTTTTAGTTCTTACAAGGACACGGTTTTCAAGAAACTGTACTTCTTCCACTTTCTGACCATGGGACTCAAAATAAAAATCAAAAATCTCTTTAAGGGTCTTATCATTAAGATTGTAATTCATCATTGCCCCTCCTTTTGGAATCTATATAGTCTTTCCAGCTGCAATTCTCAAACACTTTCATATCTGCCCCCAAATGCCATTTAAACCATACTAAGTTAAACCATGCTGTTTCCAATATGTATTTGATGTAACCGATACTTTCATCCCCTCTTTGGATAAAATAATCCTTTTATATAATTTTATTGTTTAAAATCAGATCCAAACATTAGCTTGCACTCCTCTAAAGTAAACGGCTCTTCCAAAAACAAAACATCCCCTTTGTTAAACGTCACACAAAATTGATTATTACTTAATGGAAGTGGGCATTCGCTGCTATCCTCAACTTCAACTACATCACCTACAGCAATCAGACCTTCTTCAATAAGTTCTCTGAAATCCAAAGAGCCATCATAATGCTCTTCCCAATCCAGACCTCCCAAATTTGCAATTTTATATTTATTCATTTCGTGTCTCCTTTTATTTTAAATTTAATTGTATTTTTCACTTACCCTGCTGTATATGAAATTTCTAACTCAAAGTCATATTTAGGATGCATCCTCCATATCTGATGCCCTAAATAGCATCTCCTTGCATAATATAAGCAGTTTGCAGTTCCTCCCTTCCTTCCGTCATAGACGGCCACTATTGCTTGACTATGATCAACCATATATTCATTACGTTTCTGCATCTTAGCGAGTGAAAATTCACCTGGATTATCGTCATCAGTTTTATACTTATCGACTTCCTCAACGTTCACAATTTCATCAGCCGACTCAAGCATTCTCTGATACCAATACTTCTGTTCATCTGGCCAAATCTTATCTTGATTCTTGAATGGAATCGCGACAATATTTTCAATAACGGGATACTTCTTCTTCAGCATATGTACACACCAGAATGCAGCTATGTCAGTTCCAAGTGCTCCTCCTGAAATGAATCGGGTTTTATTATCTTTTGTAATCAGTTCTTCAATGACTTCAAGCAGTTTGTCTTTCAATTTCAGCATTGTAGGGTTTTTCATATCATACCCTCCTAGCTTGTCCGGCCTATGACCAGTGAAGCACACTGTTTTCTCTCTTAAAGCCTCCTTTTCTTGATAGATCCGCTCACGTTCTTTTCTATCAATTTCCATCTGCTTAATATATTCAGGATCACTAAGTTTTTTGAAATCGACCATCGGTTCTCACCCTTTCCTTTAAAACAGTTTTTTATTGAGTAATCTTTTCATAGTCCTCAAATTGCAACTGCCTTTCATGTGGATATCCTTTTGGTTTAATAAAAGGGGTCCGTATCTCTCTCCTACCCCGTTTACCTCTACAATGCTGCCCGCTTTCAAGACGATACCGTCTCTAAATAAAATGTCTTTTTTCAGCAAGATTTTATCTCCTACTCTCATTATCTCTCCCCTTTCTTTTAAAACAGTCTTTTTATCAAAAATCCCAGTTACCTATCTTCACTTCCATTGAAGGAGAATTTGCAACTATCCTCGCTTCAAGTTCAATCCTTTTGGATTCACCGTCTCTATTCATCAATCCATAAACTAGGACTGTTCCCTTGTTTTTTAGAATTATCCCATAATCCTTAATCTCATCTGGACTATCTTTATACCAAACTACTTTGATGGGGTTCCCCACCTTCGCAATTACAGGATCAAAAACAACAACTTTCTTTTTAGTTAACATAAGCGACTCCTTTTCATTTTAATTTCCCTCTAATGCTTCAATGATTTCTTCCAATTGATCTCTGCTTAACCGATAGTACCTAGTTCCATTCGCAGTGTTTGTTCACGGGATTTTGTTTTCGATCATCAATTTTAACTCTTCTATTAAAATTTTGTGTTTCACTGCAATCCCCCTCATCTTCCCTTTAAAACTTCAATTTTATTTAATTTCCCGTTCATGAATTGTATAAAGGACATCTGGACAATCATAAAAGAGTGAGTCTCCTTCAGGCTCTTGCACTTTAGTCGTCTGATAAAGTTCTTTAAACCTCTTTACTTCCTCATCGTTACGCAATTTAAGTTCAAAGAGAGGCATCCCTACAACGCTCACTCTTGTGTTCCCAGACCACCCCTCTTGTTCCAGTCGCTTGATTGTTTCCCACATCTCATCCAAGGAATTATGAAACACTTCTATAACCATCTTTTTGGTTTGTTTTTTAATAAACATCCTAACCATCCTTTTAATTATTTTGAAACTAATTCTTCATCCACGACTTTATGTTTTCTTTGAGCAGGACAACAACCACTACACCCCCCAACAAAGTCATGGCCGCGATAAAAGCCTTTTTGTTTCCCAGGAAAAACTCAGCCACATCCGCATCCATCTGATCTAGTTCTTTTTGAGCTTCCCTTACCAGATCTCTTTCAAGGATTTGATCGACAAAAACCATTTTGACTCCTGCTAAGAATCCAATAGCCAACCAAACGAGTAAAGCGATCCCCAAATAGAACACTTTATCCCCTACTTTTTTATTTTTTAATTTGTATAAAATACATCTTTTATTTAAAACAATGATTTAATCATACTTTTAATTAGCGTTTCGACTTCTTCATTACCACAAAATATTCGAATCGACTTGAATATGTACGTTTATTGCAGTTATGTAGTACTGTTTCTACACATCTTTTTGAAATACGTTGAGCACACTCCCATCCTACTGCCTCTTTTTCTCTAATTCTTTTTAATAAGCTAATTTTATTGTAATCTTTCATAAAAATTTTCGTCGGGTATGCTGCAATCATTCTCTTCCCTCTCCTCAATGAGTTCATTCAGTATGTATGTTGCTTCCTGGGCGTTTTCGATAACAAAATGCAAGTCCCCGATTGCCCGTCTGAAATCCCCTTGTTTCATGTCATGTAGTGCTCTACTGTGTGAATCAAGTATCTTCTTCATCTTTTGAAAAACAATCTCTATCTTTAACACCACCCTTTTTATACTTTTAATTTGTTTAAATTGTATTATACAGAAAATGTTTAGTCAATAGGGATTTGAAAAGTCATTAAATTTATTTACTTTCATCCATCCCTATTGACATTGACTGTCATCTGATTTTGAAGATGAACTCGTTGATTTCATTTCTTAACTTCACTATATCTTCAGTGGTAATCGTTAATTTCAAATTGCTCTCGGTTTTGTCATGAAGGACTATCACGGCCGAAAACTTATTAGACGAAAGACTTTTGCTCTTCAATTTGATTTCAATGTTATCTAAGGCAATATCAATTGATATATCCATTTCAGTTGTCCTTTTAAATTTTAATCATTTGATTCAATGCTGCATTTGTATCCTCTATATAGCCGTCTTCCCATTCTTCTGTGTCTTCAACTTCATACTCAAGGTTACAGATATCAAACTCTTCAGCTTCCCCGTCTATATTTATAAAAACAATTTTGTAAGCCTCTTGCAATTTCTCAAGTAAAAATTCAGCTTTGTTTTTTGAAGATTTCACAGAGTCTGCTGAATTCTCAATGAAAGTGTCAATCTGTAGTAAGCAATTGTTTAGATATTTTTGTTGTGCCATTATCATTTCCCCTATATAATGAATTTCCGGAACAGAACACTTGTTCTGTTTTGTTCGTGAGTTTATTATACCTCTTTTTGCTAAACATTTCTAGAGGTATTTTTATATCCTCAAATCACTAGACTAAAAGACCTTATTTATAATATTCTGAAAGTATATCCTAAATAAAAAGGACTTATGACTCATTATACTCACCAACATCTCTTCGTTCCGTATGACTATGTTACTATATGTCAATTCTTAAGAGAATAGCTATTTTTGTCTCATTATGTCGAATAGACTCATTTGAATGGATTTCTCCGATAAATTTACTCAAAATTTTATTGAATTTTCAAATCTAATTTTTAGTAAAATAAAAAAGCACCCCTACTCTGGGCGCTCATTTCATTAACGCATTTTAATGCCGTCTTTAATTCCAAGTTCTTTAGCGTAATACTTTTTAATCTCTTCTTCATTTACATACTGTTTGATGCTATAAATTTTTTTAGATAAGTCATCATACCGTTCACTTCTTTTGTTGATGATCTGCTCATAATCCTTTTTCTCTAATTTACCCTTTTCCTTATATATTTTATAGCCTTCATACAAAACACCAGATCTATTTATCCTTGTCGGATTTAAGAAAGGGTAATCATTAACTTCTGGGGCCAATACAGTCCTCATCGTATAAACAACAACATTAAAAGAAGATCTCTCTAAGTCTTTTTGGGTACTTGTTTTTTTATTCCGAATAACATATTCATTATCCGCTAATGTAAACATACTCCCTTTTGATGATTCTGAAGCTCCATTCTTGTTATGATATTTATTTTCATCTGCTGAAAGAATGCATTCATTTAGACATTTATCGCTGACCTTGATTTCCCTTGAGCCATATTTATCATCATGCACAGTTAAGATGTTTCCGTTTTCTTTGGCTTTTAGAACATCGGCTTTTTTTAAATTACGTATTTCACTACATCTATGCCCCTGAACTCCATCAAACAGCAGCATAAACATAGCTCTATCCCTATGATTAACTAAAGTGTCAATAATCCCTTCAAATTCATTAGCAGTAATATAAAGTTTTTTTCCTTCGTCAATACAATTTTTAACATCTTCAATTGTCAGATCTCTAGACAAGTTTGTAGTGCCTTTAGTTATTTTTTGATAAATCGCCCAATCAATATACTTTGTAATGTGTGACCAGCAGCTCAATAAAGATGAAGTTGTAGATCTATTCAAGAGTGTCAAATAATCAAGGATTTCATTAGAGTTAAAATCATAAAGATCTTTCTTTAAAAATTTTTCAACCTCTGCTCCTCTTCTAAATATAGAAAGGATTTGAGGCACCTCTTTCTCATTGACTATTTCTAAAAATTTATTCTTTATATCCTCATTATATAATTTCATTATAAGCACCTCTAAACTTAGACATCTAACTTGGAAAAGTAATCAATCACATGTTTTAAGCCGTACCTAAACTGAACATGCTTTTTATTATTTAATACTTTTAGACTTTTCCATAGATCGTTATCCATGGAAAAATCCACATTCAAAAGTGCCTTATCGATTTCCTCGGCAGATTTTGATTCCTGTTTCATTTTTACTCCTAATGCTAAAATGCCTATTATAATAGGAGACGCGGTGATTAGACTTCTTCTCTCTTTGCCAAATGAATGATTTGTAAAATCATCAATATATGAATTAAAAACAGTGTTGAACACTTCTGTAAGATACATGCCCAACTTTCTTGCCTCAGCTAAATTATCCACTTTGTAATTTAAAGCATTGAGAACCATTTTTAATCCTGAAACAAACCTTTGGAATGTAATGACGAATTTTTCATTTCTAAAAATTTCATCACTATTTACTTTAATGTACTCACCTATATCACTGTTATCTCTAATAAAATTAATAATAGTTGACAGATAATCATTCTCACTCATTTCTGCAACTTTAGATTTTGCTACAGGGTTGATGGTGTTTTGTTGTCCAAAATGTTTTCTCGCTTTTTTCATTGTATAGTTATACAAATCAACTTTCAAATAAAAATCGTTAACGCTTGGATTCCTTCTGAATGCTCTATTTATACCGTTCAATCTGTGCCATCCATCAATCACATCTAATTGCGTCCCTTTAGTGACAGTTAATTTTCTCTCTTCCGGATCAAATAACAGTTCAATTCCCTCTTCTGAGCTGCCTAATAAGGCATTGAAAGTCAATACTGATTTATTTAAATCATTTTGTTCCACTAATTTTGCAATTGCTTCAACCGAAGCCTCAACAAGATCGGGAACTGGTATTTCATCTTCAATCTCTTCGATATAAAGTGTTTTATCTGTTCTCTGAGCTTTTGGATTATAGCGCAATAACTGTGATTCATATAGTTTATGCAGTTCACTTGCCTTAACAAGAAAAATAAAATTATCTTCTGAAACCTTTGTTACATCTGTGAATGTATAAGGAAATGAAACCTCTTCACTCTCATAACCCTCCCAATTTAATTCCATCTCCTTAATGCGGTTAGGGGGAAAATAATTTTCCGGTGAAATTGTTTCATCTCTTGTTAAAGTATACAAATTTTTTGCAAGAAAATATTTTTCAATTGTTGTAAAAACAGCATTTGGATTACTCAATTGTTTAAAAAGCTCCTGCGTTTTACCAGGCTGGAATTTATCTTTAGCCATCAAATTTCTAAAAGAAATCATTAATTTATTATCGTGTTGTATTTTTAATTTAATATCAAGTAGCCCATCCATTAATTTTTTATCTGCTTCCGCATCAAAAATGATTGGAGAATTCATTACATCACCTCATTTAATCTAAATTAAATGTAGCAGATCGCCTTTTTTTAATCAAGATTATAATGGTTTAACCGCGAAAAAATGTAATGCCTTTCTTAAAGTTTGTTTATCACACTGCTCAAAAAAACGTAAGAATTCTTCTTTTGTAATGTCTTTCAAAATTGATACATCTAATTCTTCATCCATTATAATACCTGCAGTCTGTGAAATGTCTTTATTATCATTTAAATAACGTAGTGTTGTGTCGAATCTGCTGTGGTCTGCTTGCTTCATTGCAGCTCTATAATCTTTCCCTGTCGCCTCAAATACTTCAGTTATTCCCACACCCCTAAATGAATGAGGCACTATACCTTTTTCTTCTGGTATTCCAAGTCTTTTTAATGCACGCTTTAGAGATTCTCTAAAAGCGTCTTCAGAAAGTCCTTCAAACACTCTGTCAGTGTCTTTTGTTTCTTCGCTCCTTAATGCAAGTAACTGTTCATAGAACACTCTGTGTATACCTGTAGTACGCAATTTCGCCCCCTTGTCAATGACAGTGACTCTAAACCAATCTGGGTTTTCAGCAGAAACCTCAAAATCACACCATCTAACGTACAGGGCAGCCGATATTCTGAAAGATGATCTAAGCAAAAAACCTCCGAACAATTTTTTTAAAAGTGGTTTTTGCTTTTCATAAATGAACATATTTTCACAGATCATCTCTGCTTGAATTTGGGAAGTGTTTGCCCTAGTTCTCTTTATTTCAGGACTTCTTTTAATTTTATAGAAAGCATCATCGTCTACAAATTCAGGATATAGTCTCTTGAGCTCCGAGTGAAGCGATTTCAATGCCGCGATCTTTCGATTAATTGTTGTGTTAGCTAATCCCTTTTGTGCAAGATGGTGTTTAAATGCCAAAACATCTGACCTTTTAAAAGACAGATGCTCCTCTTTTAAAAATTCAATTTCAGTTTTACAATAAAATCTAAAGAACTGCTTTATATCACCTAAATAATTTATTGCTGTGTTAGATTGAAGTCCATACTTGGATTTTTTCTTTTGTTTTCTGTCAAATCCCTTAACATTCCCGGCCAAGCTTTCGGTGTCTTTCTCTCTTAAATAGGTTAAAATATCATTAAAGACCGAGTATTCCCGGATAGGCTTAACTTCAGCACCCATTATCCGTGCCCCCTTTTCACAAGATATATTATGTATTCAATTTATACTTTTAATTTGTGTTTATTTAGATAAAAAAACTCTAAATTCGTTTAATGCGTCCTCTTTTATGTCTAATAAAAATTTTAGAGCTTCTTTATTTTTTTCTTTCTTTTCAAATAGATCACTACAAGTTATTCTAATAATTTTAATCGATTCGTTTATTTGCTTAAAAAATTCATCTATTCTTAATTTCGCTCTAAACAACTCCATTGAGCTGTTGGATTGTAATAATTGATGTCTAATATGTAGCCTTTCGTCTTGAAACGTTTTTAAAACCTCTTCATAATCATTATCTACTTTTAATTTATTTTTTATATTCCTCATTTATTTTCTCCTATTTGTGCACTTAGTAGCGCCATATAACCTTTAGTGAGTTCTTTTCTAATATTTTTTCTCTTTTCTTTATCTAGCTGCTCTTTTTCATGTTCAACATCAAAAATCCATTTATCTCCATACTTTCTCAATTTATTTTCATATGCTTGTTTAAAGTACTCAATTGTGTTATTGCTTTGTTGCCCACATGGAATCATAATCTAAACCCCTCTCTAACTAAACTATTTATTAATATATTATCATTTTAATTGATATAAGAAGCTTTGTAAACCCTTTTAGATTATTTTTCCACGACAAATAGCACATTCTTTTTGGCTCTTTTTGAATGTGCTACATGATTTATGATTTTACTGAAATGCAGAATTTGAATTTTAATAAAATTTCTAAGAAAATGGAAAAGACGCTTGACTAAAGTGTCAAACGTCCAGTTATGTACTCAATATTCCACTTTTAATTTACATTAAGCTCCCCGTGGAAATCCTGCAATATAATATCCACCTTCAGCTTGATGTGTTGATTCTGCAACTGCAACACCAGTAATTAATAATGCTGCCACAACTGCAATACTAAATAGCCACTTCTTCATAAATTATCACCTCCTTTCAAGTTCAGATAACTATAGTGTTAAAACATCTAAGATAGCCTTGTCTAAACCTAATTTTTCTAATTCTATAATGGGCAAAGTAGTCGAAAATTTATCTCCACTAATCTTAAAGTGCTTGATTGATCTCAAAAAATGACTTTGAGAGTTATCAATTAACCCTTTTAAATAAAAATGCATTCCCAATTCATAATCATCATGATGTAATTTTTCAATTTGCTCTAGCATTCTTTTAGCCTCATCAATGTTTCCTTTTCTAATAAGATAGTGAATAACTTCTTGCTTATCCATAATTTCATTGGACTCTATGTTCAAATATTGGTTTTCTTTATTCCACACGTTTTCTAGAAAACAAAGGCTTCTCTTTATTTGCTGTTCATAAAAATCATTTCCTTTTGCAATTTCCATACCCTTTAAAAAGATTTCCTTAGCAGAAGAGTAATCGCTAAACATTAAAGTGGTTCCATATGTAAGGTAGGAGAAAAAAATGATTCTTTTAACGTTCGAATTGTTTATGCCGTACTTGGCATACTCCCTAGCTTTTTTCAAATCATTACTACCAAAACAACAGTTTGCCAACAAAAGCATATACCTGCTTTTGTACGAATAATAAACATAATTTTGTGTTGTAATTCTATTTAAAATTACATCTTCACTCATGGCCATCAACCTAGTGAATTGATTTAATGATAATGCGGCGTACATAGGAATTAACCTTGAATAAACCTTCATTTCAGGTGATTTAGGATTAATTTCTCCTAGAATCCTTATACACTCTTCGATGCTTATCTTTCCGCAGTCGAGTTCCCTTTGGAGAGAGTATACCTTTCCCCATTCCTTACTGATTGTATTTTTAGCAGCTCTTAAGTTCTCGATATGAGTATCTAAAGTATCGTATAACTGATTTACACTTAAATATTCTAAACCTTGTCTTGCTGCAGACTTATTAGGATCTAAAGTTAGTATGTATTCACTCATTAATTCAAATTCATTATCAGGGGATACTCTTTGAACAACATTTATTAAGCCCTGGATGTTATCCATTTCTTTTTTATCATTAAAAATAAACTGATGAAACCCAGATGAATTAGAATATCCAGCTATTTTAGCGAGTTCTTTTTCGAGTCCTCGTTCTTCTTCACATTTGTTCTTTAATAAACTTTTCAACTCCAATTCTTTCACCACGTTTCCCCTTTTAATATACATTCATAATATCATGGTACACATTTCTGGTCAATTATTATTTTTAATTTGTTTATAAAATTTTAAATGCACAGAAGATCGCTCTCCCCTGCGCATCACAGGTTATATAATATTTTCAATTTTCTTTTTTCATTAAGATATTTAAGTGCTCTCTAAGAAACTTTTCGAACTCTTCATCATTATTAAGGTCATTGAGATCCGTTTCTTTCTTTAATATAGTTTGCTGACTGTTATACTCACTTTTCAAAGTCTCAATAAGCTGCAGAAAGCTTTTGTCGTGCTGTCGCTCCCAGATTTGAGTAATCAACCCTGCTATTCTATTAATTCGTTCACCGTCTCTCATGAAACACCTCCAAATGACTTTAAAACAATTATTTTATTTAAATGTTCGTAAAAATATTGAGTTCATCCATGTGAATCCATAACATTTTATATCGTGATCTATCGTAGCTATTTTTTTCTTTAAAACAAACCTGAAATCGTTTGGTTTAAACTTCCCTTGATTATACAGATAACATGCTTCGATTATTTGCTTTAGCTCTTCCTTATCTTTTTGTCTGAAAGAAATACCATCATCCGATATATATTTTTTGTCTCGTTCCAACAATTCATCTGGAATGATTTTTTCAAATTCAGCATGAATCATATATTTTTCAATCCTAGTTCTCAAAGCTGTAAGAGAATCTAATACAAGTGAGTCATGCATTCTGAAGGTGAAATATAACAAGCCATTATAAACCGTAAAACAAAATACATAATTTCTAAATATCTCAAAGAAATTCAGTTTTTCTTCTGATACCCCAAATAAATATATAAGAATTGTTGTAGCGATTACTGCCTCCATTAAGTACAACGTAGTATGTACAACTGTATGCTTATTTAAAGTTGGTTTTTTATTTTTAAGGAACACAGTAATTGTTAATAAGCCGATTAGAGAAATTAAAAGAGTGACTGATATCCAAATATAATTCATACTGCTTACCTTCTTTATAATTTATACTTTTTTAAATCCTCTAAGACTCTATAATGATATTCAGAATCCTCTTCCAATACGTCATATACTATTTTTGTTTTTGCGTATTCATCTGCCCAAGACATATCGAATGTATCTTGTGAGCTTACTAACAATATCTTTTTAACATTTTTAAAGAAAGTAAGATCCTTCATTAATTCTTCTCTAAGAGACTGTTTTGTTAAAGGCATAAGAGGATATACAATTACAAAATCAAAATCATTTGGCGTCTTATCCCATGTTCTTTTATTGACAGTATCAATATAAATGGTACTTCCATTCAAATTATAAGGAACTCCTGTTTTTAAAGCTCCCGTTGCTTTCATGAACACTTTAGCATTATCTAAGCTGCTAGTTCTAAGTAAAATTCTTGATCCAGCGAAATTCTCAGTTATTGTTTTAAATACTAACTCATGTTTTTTAAACATGTTTGTCCCAGTCATCAAAGCGGTTTTCTCCTCTGACTCAATAAAAGAAAGAATTTTTTCAATTGCTTGATCCTTATTATTGTTCATTTGTTTCGCCCATCCTCTTCCGCCCTTATTTTACCAATACTTTTATTTCCGTGCCTTTTGCTTTAATCTTTTCTAAGATTGATTTCATTTCCTTTTCATCTCTTGAGAGACGATCAAGACTCAATAAATATACTGTATCCCCACTCTTTAAATCAGTGATTAATTCATTGAGTGCTTGTTGTTCGTGTCTTCCGGGAACATCGTAATAGACCTTTTCGGCGCCTGCTTTATTGAGTTCATCAATATGTTTAAGCAGCATAGGTTTCTGTATCTCCATGCTCATTCGAGTGTATCCATAAATCATAATTTGTTCCCCCTCATCGTTTTAAATCTTTGTCACCGTTTCTTCTATTTCTAGCCCAGAGTTTAAGCAATGAACTGTTTCTGTAATTGCAGTAACACCCTCAATAGATTTCATATACAACTCAGTGAGTTCTCTAATTTTCGTCATAGTCTCATCCTGATTTTTAATATTCAGTTCCATTTGACACAAGACGCTATTGTCTTGATCTTTCAGTGCAACATTAAACCTTTCTAATTCAGCTTTCAGATTTTTAACCATTTGATTCCTCTTCCTTTAATCAATAATACAAACACAATCTATGTATTCTCATTATTAACATTATACAACATAGGAAAGGATTAGTGCCCAAAATGTGTGAGAGATAATACAAACGCTGTTAGTCCTAGACTTAAAACACCAATAAAGATCAAATTGTCTTTCCAATTTTCAATAGTCAATCTTAATCACTCCATGTTATTATTTTTAATTTGTTTTAATTCGATTAAATTGGACGTAATCATTGTCGGCTGCTGTTATGTCTGATTTTTGTTTTGTTTATACTTTTAATTAGCATTTAAACGGTAATGCTTTATTCTTCATCGATGTAATCGTACCAAGAATATCCGAAAGGATCATAGCCGTGAACATTTAATTTTACACCAGCTTTTTCAAAATCATCTATTGTCCAAACAGGTTTATCTTTTAATAAATTGTTCAATTTATCAAGCATATCTCCATTATAGTCGCCGCGAAAGCGTAGTTCATTGATTAGCTTTACATTGTCCGCTTTTTTGATAATAATTGCTGTTTCAGTTTGAAAAACTCTTCCGATGCCACTTTCAATATCTTCTTCCTCAAGGTCATACCCTGAAACATTCACAAACACTACAGCATTTTCATCTTCATGCAATTCAAAAAAGTAGCTGAAATCATTGTTGTTTAATTTGTTTGCTTCCATTAAATCTTCGATGTCTTCAATTCTTTTATCACTGTTAAATTCATTCCATTCGATATCAATTTTGACTTTGGGTAGTTTCATTTTGTCTCCTCATTTCTTTAAAATAGGTCTGTATTTGAGTATCAAGGTTTGTTATTCTTATAAAGTTGATTTTATTATGAAGGTGATTTTTCATGGAGAAAGAGTTTGAAACAAAGGGCTATGATGCTTCAATTGTCTATGACTACAAAGAGTATCCAGATGCTCATCATGGACGTTGCGATAATTGTAACAATACCTTGTTTAAAAGCTCGGTTAAAGACGGCATATTCTTGCGTGAATGTCGCCGCTGCGGGATGAAGAAGAGCATTTAAACGCTCTTCTTTAGATTCTTTTCAAAACTGCTCATCATGTAGTCTCTTCGTCCAAGAACCTTTACTTTAGCAGTGGAACCATGTCCACAGTATTTTTTATAACCAGTATCTATTGGAAAATCTGGATTAAGCTGATCATTCATCTCCGTAAACAGCCATTCTGCAAAATGTCTTGCTGTAACATTATTTTCTAATGCAAATATCGCTGTATAAATGATCATAGGAAGATGAGCCTTTCTTAGTATCCTTGTTAATTCCTTAGAAAAAACAAATTTTTGTTTAGCTATATCTAAAACCTCTATTAAATAATCTATTGCTTCCGAAATTTTTTGAAGACAATCTACTCTATCTTCACGTCTAATCACTTCAGAGTAATTCAAAACATCCCTAGAATTTAATTTGTTCCAGTCATTTTCATAAAACAGCATATGAGTCTGTATGATAACTGCCTCATCTTCATGTCGATCAATGGCTTTAGGAGTCAATTTTGTTTGTTCGAAGAATTTCTTTTTAGCAATTTCTTTGAGCGTTTTTGAAAGATCCTTCCCTAATACCCCTCTGATTTTTTGTGAATTAGTCATGGGAGACCCATTGTTTAATTTTCTTATTACTCGCTCAATATCTTCATATGTAGCATTTTCTAAGATGTAGACATTTAGCTTTTCATTAAGAATTTTGTTTTGAGCAGCCTCATCTAGTTGGCTGAAGTCTTTATTTGAGAGCTCAATATTCATATTATATAAATCCATTTTGGCATTTGGAGTGTTCGGGTGACATTTGTATTCATTATCTATGTAAGAAAAGACACTTGTTAGTCTTTGGCTCCCATCAATGATATAGATTATTCCATCCTTCTGTACTGCGTACATATCAGGAATAGGATCATCACAAACAAAAGAATGTATCAGTTCTGATTGTTTAAACAAGTTCCATTGCCCAGGCTTTCTTTGAATTGGGTAATCAAATGAAAGATTCCCGCTCTCGAACATTCTCTTCAATTCGTTTGGGCTTAAATCTGTTCTTACTTTTCTCATCCCCATCACTCCCCTGTTATTGTAATATTTAGATTATATCACAAATATTAGGGTGTTGTACCGGGCATAAGTTTTTATAAAATGCTTCTTTTATTTAAAGTTACTTAACGGGAAACATGTAGCTAACATAAACGTCAATATCCCCATTCTTAAATACTGCAACTTTATCAACATCAGGCTCAATTTTGTTTATAATCTCTTTAGCATCCTTGTTTTTCTTCGGTGTATTTGCAGTAACAATCCAATTCCAGTAATTCCATTCAGAAATACATGCCTTGATCTCTTCAGGGATTCTATGTCCGACTGTATAAGCCTTAATCATCCTGCAGCCTCCAATTCGTTCAACATATTCTTAACCCTTGCAATCTCTTCTTCTGAATGAACAGTACCGCCTGTGTTCAATTCAATATACCACTTAAGAACATCTTTCTTTGTAGGAAGATCGTTTATAACAAACTCTAATGCAATCAAATTACTCAAACTATCTTCGTATTCACCTAAAAAGTGCCCAAATACAGGGATTTCATTATTGAGGAATCTTAAACATGCTGTTATTCTTTGTAAACCATCAACACATACAAATTCACCTTCAGGCTTTTTCATCCAACCTTTTTGATTCAGATAGACTGGAGTTGTTTTACCACCCCTCAATAAATGTTCAACGAATTTAACTTGCTGCTCTTCAGTCCATACATGACCGCGCTGAAAGTCTGGGTTAAGCTGCAACCCTTCTTCAATATACGTTTCTATGGTGCTTTTTAAATATTTTAAAGGATGATGTACCCTATAGTTACCATCTTTCGTATAAGGTTTGATATCCGAAAATTTCATAAGTGATCTCCTCTCTATGTATTAAAATCAAATGAAAGAGTTGTTTTATTTAAACTTTTTGCAGTGTTTTAATATCATTAGCAGAAAGGCACTGCCATCCGTTTTCCTTTGTATACAAATCATACCGCCCTGTATCATTTAGAGTTTCTTTAATAGCGTCTATTGAGTTGAGATTCCATCCAATTGAAGGATCGTTTAAAAGCGTCTGACCATCATTCAAAATTATTCGCAACATATACAGCGCCCTTCCTTATAAAATCGTAATTTTATATAAACTCTAACAATACAGTTGTAAAAATACCGATCAATGATGCAATGAGTGATAAAGTTGCTATTAGTATAACTAAATTTTCCTTCTGAATAGAATAAGCCATTTTAATATGATCAAAGCATTCCTCATAGATAGTATTATATTTCTTTGTATATTGCCCATTTTCAAAACTAATTGAATCTTCTTCTTCCCCCCCATAAAAAGGTGTCCAGTTTTCTAATAATTCTTTAGAATCGCGATAGCCCTGATGTAGTTTATTATCATTTAATGAACGTATTTTGTTAATCAACCATTTATAATCGTTTAGGGAGACCCTCTTTTTTGAACCTGAAAAATATTTGTTAATCCTTGAGTCAATTTCAAAACTTTCTATTTTTTCGAATAGAAAATAATAAAAATCCATCCTATAATTAGAAAGTAGTTGCAAAAAATTCATTGCTGAATATGCACCAGAAAAGTACAAATTCATTTTTAATCCTTCTTCGCTCGTTAAATCAACAACCAGATATTTATTTTCAATTTCATAAGTTCTACAGAGAAAGACATCGTTAAAATACTCGTTTTTAAAATGTTCTTGAGGAACATAAACTGCGTTATATTGTGGCAAAATATATTCGCTTCCAAAATTCAATCTAAACGTATTTAATAGCTTTGCTTGCAGGGCTGCATCTCTAACCTTAGAAATAGAATTATAAATCAAGGAATAATGCTCTGATCTAATTATTTTATCAATATCGTAACATCCAAAAAACTTTTTCTTGTAAAGCAGCTCTTTATTTTCTTTTATGAAATCAATCCAGAGCTCATGAGTCATAGATTTTTTAAATGAGATTCTAAATTCAACTACTGCTTGATTATTATTTATTTGTGTAAAACCTGCTTCCACATCATCTATAAATAAATCATCTAAAAAAGTTACTTTGCATAACGACCGCGTACTAGAACGATCGTATTGGATATTCAAATACATTAAATTCTTATATTTTTTAGGAATTAATGAAAGTTCAATTCTGTATTTTTTATTATTTAAATTATGTATTCCCTTTATTAAATTGTTCAATTGTTTATTATTAAAAACATCAAAAAATGTAACTTCCCAAACACCTATATTATAGTTAGATAAAAGCTCTTCTTTATGAGTATTAATGAATTCTAAATAGCTTTCATTACGCTCTATGGTTTCAAGAAATTTATTAATAAATTTTTCTCGGTATTTATGTATCTCTCTTTTTCGCAAAAAGCATCACCCTTATTCCAATTACTATTACTATATAAAAGACTGGTTTTATTCAATCCTTGTTGCTTTCCTTGATCTTATGTAGCAGCTCATTCATTTCTTTAAGATTGGCTTTAGGAAGCAAATCAGCCTCTAAGAGAAATTCGTTCGCTTCCTTAACAGCATACGCGGTCATTTCCATACACTCTAAATGGATCTTGGACAATTCGCGGAGTTCTTCTTTTGTAATTGATCCAACATGCAGTTTAAACAGCAACTTTTTCAATCTCTCGACATGCGTGCTAAAAATTAAAGACCTGACTGAAATTGAGCTGTTATCCATTTGATTTGTCACCCTCTTTACAGATACAAAGATCAAACATCTCGAAAATTTCCATCATCTCTCCTTTTCATTAAAAGTATGATTTCATTCAAACTTACTTTGAGATAAACTCACTCATCTTTTTCGAATTTTATTAAATCACCTGGTTCACAGTTGAAATGCTTACAAAGCTTATCAAGCAATTCCCGTGGGTATCGTTCCATGTCATCGTTGTACATTTTTCTCACAGTTTCTTTCCCATGATTTATTTCGGCACTTAACCGAGAAATTGAGATACCTGCTTCATCTGCGATAGCCTTTAAATTTGATCTAATCATTTTTCTCACCTCTTATTCAACTTTACTTTGACTACTTAAAAACGTCAATCAAAATTTTCCTATTTCAGAAAATGCCCGTGATTTTTCAAGTTGGCTGTTATATCGTTTCCGCAAAAATTGCCCGCAACTTTTTACCGCTGCTGTTATACTGTTTTAATTTTTTTAGTGAGCTATGTGGCATCTTAAAAAATCCATTTGTGTACAAAATTTTGCCCGCAATAAAGGATAAGAGCTGTTATACGCTTTATAAAGGGTATCCCTTTTTGGTTGCTTTAAACTCTTTTTAAAATGGTGTTTTTATTCAATTCTGTCGCCTTTCTTTTTTGATTTTCTTTGAACAGCACGATCACCATTTACTCAATAATAGTACGGCCGTGTAAATGTGGGTCAAGATCAACCTTATAAACGATTTTCGTTTTTTGTTTGGTTAACTTTTTCAGCTTTATCAGAAGACGCTTTAATCCTTTCACTAACCTGCTTAAATTGTTCTTTTGCCTCTGGGGTCTCTAAAGCTCCAAAGAACTTATCAGCAAACTCATCCCCTAAAGTCTCCGCCGACCGCTTCTTAAATTCTTCTTTATCCTTATCCAACTTTAACCCTCCCACTCTTTTTGTTGCTTAAATATTAACATCTTTAACGGCATCATTCATTAATTAATCAAATTACACTTTATAAACACAGTAGCAGCCACCCGAAAACAACGTTCGTCATTTTAATTTGTTTTAATGATAGCAAGGCAGCTCCGCGCACCATTCAAGATAATCGTTAATACTGCCGCCATACTGCTGTTGGTATTCAATATAGCCTTCCGCAAGCTCATCTAGTACCTGTTCCTGGCTTCCCCATTCTTTGGACAAGTCTGAAGACTCTGGAGAAAGCAAGTACAATTTAATTTGCTCTCTTGTTACTTGGAATTGATTGTTATGTAAGATCATTGATTAACTCCTCTTTCTTGTTATATTAAAACAAAGTATACTTTCAAATATTTCTTAACCTTTGTGCTAATGCTTGTTGATATTTTTTCCCTTCCTCAGTAGCTGAACAGTCAATTAAATTAAGTGTATGCCCACCTTTTTCTATAGCCTCTAATAATTGATCTCCAACATCGCGGTTAACCCATTTCTTATGTTTTCTTTCGAACATGTACGAAAAACCAAAATTGTTTTGGGTATATAAGTTAACTTTACAACTATAAGAAAGACTCTCTATTGCTATTTTAGAAGCCAAAATAATTGATCTGTTTTGTGTCCTCTCTAAGCAAGTAAAATATGTTTCCTTCGCTATTTCTTTATATCTATGTATTACAACAGCCTTTCCGGATTCAGCAGGCGCTTTCTGTAAGACTCTAACGAATATATCAATTTCCATCATAGACATAATATTCACCTTTTCCAAAGATTTTATATTATATCCAATTATCCCACATATTCCTTGAAATGCTCAATATCATTTAAGATAAAACTCCGTGTCATTGATATTTTTCTATACAGAGCAAGGACTTTTCTATTTTCCCTTTCCCATTCAGGATTTTTCAAAATGGGAATACAAAACTCTTTTTCTAGCTCTGTCATGAGAATGGCAAGTTTTTCATCTTTTGTTTTTTCTGTAAAATTAGAATTTAAAATATCTTCGTATCGATTTTGATATTCTGACAATATCATTGTCTCATTCCTCCATTCTGTCTAAACTGCTCCTTATCAGTAATTGCAATTACATGTTTCATGACTTCTCCACATTCTGGACATTATCAAGCATTCTTTACCCTCCTATCTGTTTGAACAACTGTTTTATTTTCTGTAAAGCAAACCGCTTTTTAGTTCTACATTAAGTATTTCTAAAGAATCTTTGTCAAATTCAACAGGGCTTGACTGCATATAATCTATATAAAAATCAAGAGCATGATCAGGATTACAAAAAAAACTCGCTGCACCATTTGCTGTATTCTACCTCTGTTTTATCGGTTATAGGTTTACCACACTGTCCGCACTTTATTTTTCTCATTAGAAAAAAGTCCTTTCTGTTTAGAACTGCTGTTTTATTCATTAGTTTTCAAAAATCAGTTTTGTTTTATTGCCTATTAAAGAATCTGATAATATAACATTTTCATATTCGTCATATTCTAACTTAGAAAGATAAACTTTAAAGCCTTTTTTATTGCTTGATTTTATCAGATTTACGAGTTTTTCTGCTTCATTAAGCGCACTATTTTCAGTTAAAAAACTATTCATTTTTTCCCCGCCGTTATTGGATTTCAACACTACGCCGTAAAGAGTTTTAATATTCATAATATCATTTACCTCCTATGTAAAATTGTTGTTTTATTTAGAGTCCAAGTACCTTTTAGCTACTTCATCAATGTGCTTTTCAAGCCCTCCAATTGTTGCTCGTGTATTATTTCTCGCACATTCTCGAATATAGATCGTTACGTTTTCGCCTAATTCTGTGAGCCAATTTTCTCCACACTGTCCTTCATATGCTTTTCTTTCATACGATTCCAGCTTTTTCTACAAATCTTTTTCCCCATTTCAACCTTCTCCATTCTGTTTAAATTACTGTTTTATTCATCCTTAGAAAATTGTCTATTGAAAAGTTCAATCGCTCTATCATAGGTTGCTAATTGTGCGAGATGTTTGTCAATATTACTGCCATTTCCTTGCAAGCCATCCGATATATATAATTGCTGATTGTTTTTTAACTTTGATTCTAAATTATCTAACATGTTACGAATGCTTGAAATTTCATTCTCTAATCGCATTTTAGCCTGTTCTCTTTCTGCTTCAAGTATAACTAGGTTCCTATTTTCTTTCGTCATATCATTCTCTTTCATTTCAATCTCCCCGTTCTGTTTAAAATATGCATTTCATCGCAATATCGCGATGAATAATATAGAGTTATTCCTGTTGCAACCTCCCCAATAGGGGAACGCTGGCGGCTTAATGCCTATTTAACGTCGTCGCCACGACTGTTATACGATGTCTGTTATATCCCTTTTATTCTGATAAATCCTTTTAATTTGTTTTATTTTTATTTAATAAGCTTTTTTGTGTCATTACCCAGTCACCGATTTTTTCAACCACTTCACAGAAATCATTATCAAATGGATAATCATCACAAAGATTACTATCTGTTATGCTGTCGGCTTGCTCCCAAGATTCCCGGATTTCATATGCTGAATTTTTGAACTGCATTAATGCGTTTATTAATTTTTCGTTGTGTGTCATTGTTAAATCCTTCCCATCTATGTAAAATATCTTTACTCGCAATATTCTTCTGTTACACTGATTTCAAAAGAACTGTTATCACTCTCTACACTGCTAGTATTTAAACCTTTCATAAACTCGTATACTTCGTAAGAATCGTTATTTTTAGAGGTGTACCATTCTTCTATATGTTCGTTCCTTACTGCGATAGCTTTTTTGTTTGCTTCGTGTCGATCATAGAACACACCTTCAATGCCCCATGTGTGCCCTTCTCTCCCTCTGTTGTGAATATGCAGAGTATAGACAACAAACACCCTGTTAGGCTCTTCGGCTTCTTCCCACTTCCTCCCGCTGAATTTCTCCCATTCTTCCACCTGTTGCGGGGTAGGATATGCAATTAATTTATATTCGTACTCGTCTTGGACAAAATCTATTTTCTCGGCTTCTGTGTACTGTTTAAATTTTGTTTCGAACTCCTCGGCTTCTTCATTAGTCCAATCATTAGAAAGATAATCTTGAACTAAGTCGTCGAAAATATCGTTTAACGTTGTATGGTGTGAAAATTCTCCTGTCTGAAGATCTTTAATGATATACTGTTTTGTCATTTTAACCGCTCCATTCTTTTTCAATTAACATATGTTTCAAACTCATCTGCTAAGCTAGCATTAAAAAATCTTACAGCGTCAATAAAATAGTGAACTCCATTTTTAAACTCTTTTATTTTATCGATATCATTTTTTTCTTTAGCTCTGTTTAGGAATTTCAATTCACTATAGAATTCTTTTCTTATTTCATCATCGGATAGAGTAATCTCTCTCTCATAATCTCTTGCTGGCTTGTTGATTTCATCTCTTTTAACTCCAAACGCTTTCATGATTATTGCTATTTGTATCATTACTCTTGTACTATGCTCTCGTGTACTTAAATTTTGAGTACCTAAATCATTTACTTTTTCCATTAACTTTTTATTTCTCATTTCCCTCTCCCCTTTTCAAATTTTACTTTTAATTAGTGTTTTGGGTTTTTATTAATCGCTTTTTCTTATGTTTTTATTATACTACGACTATTTTAAATAGTCAACACATCTTTTTAATTTATTTTTAATTCGTCTTTGATTTCTCTTAAACATTCTAGAATTAAAGAAAATTTATCATCAGGAAACATTTTGTACCCTACAGCATCAACTTTAATCAGCTTGCATAAGGATTCTTTATAATGTTCTTTAAGCTCTTGAGCTTGCCTTTGTTTATTCATGATATCAATTTCAAATTGATCACGATTTAAACCGTATTTGCTTGATGGATCGCCTACACGCTTGCTATACATGAACCCAACTCTTTTTCTCATATATCCTTACCACCTTGTTATATTAATTATTGGTGTTAAATTAGTTGAGTTTGCCGCATCTGTTATAAACCGAGCGTCAAAAGCTCCATATCTGCTTTGTTTTACAATCAAGTCCGCTGTCTCGCTTACTACTTCTGTAGCTCTTGGATCGATGTCATGCCACCCTTTATAAACAATCAATGTATTAACAGGTGTAAACACTTCCTTATAATCAGTGCGTTTACGCTTCACCCTGTGAGTTAGAAAAAGACTGTATTTATATTGAGCATAAGCTTCTACTGACACATCTTTGACAACTGTTTGCGTAACACTTGGAAAACCAAAGTCATCATATTCAAGCATTGTTACCCTCTCGCCTTTTAAGGGTTCAAGTTGCCTAGCCGCTTCGGTGAATGTTTTTTTGTCTTCGCGATACATAAATGATTCTAAAAGATCAGTAACACAGTTCCCCGGATACATTCCTTTGAAATCGTAAATCATCATAGGAAATTTGTATTTTTTATCAAAGTCTTTTTCGATTTCCGTTTGTTCAAGCATTTCAAAGAATGTTTGTTTCACCTTCTTTTGCTGCTCCTCTGTCATATCTCCATAGACACAATGATCAACACTAAAGACAGCCTCCGCAAAGCAATCTAAGATAATATTTTCAAAAAAGTCTACCGGGCTCATTTCTTGCCCTTTGTATGTATAAGTTTTCATGCATATCACTCTCTTCTATAACTTTTAATTTGCTTATGTCTTTATTATAAGACGACTATGTTAAATAGTCAATATATTTCTTTTAATTTGTTTATAAATGTGTATTAGTCTGTGAAGGGTTTGGGATGGTGCAGACCAAAACATTTAAGGCAGCGAAGCTGTTTTAAATGTTTGTCAGCATCCCAATGTTTTTCTTTATTTATTCTTTTAATTTATATACATCCTTTGTTTTACGAGACAAGCCTAAAAACCCCTTGTGTATCAAGCTTTTTAAAAATGGTTTATTGCTTTTTTTTTCATATCCTTCTTTTAAATTTTGTTTTCAAGCCAGTTTTTTAACAATCCCCTCATTCTTGCAGATGGAACATATATATTTATTGTTCCTCCGTTTCGTATAGCTGATCTCCAAATCCATTGAATCATCTCAGATAACGCATAGATATCTTGGTTAATTAATATTCCTTTTGATCTGAAATAATCGTCAATAGCTGGATTGACAAATCTGTTTATTGAATAGACTAATGTCTTTTTGTGGCTATATTCATTTGTTGCCTTTGTATTGCAAGGTAAAAAGCCTTTTGTGTATCCCTTCCCGCTCAATTTGCTTTTATGTGTTTTGAATGTTGTCCAAAGATTATCTTTTGATTTTGATTTAATAATATTTTGATAATAATTTAAGATATTATTTTTAAGTCTTTTATGTAGTGCTGAACGTCTTTCAAACCAGTTTTTAGATAATGCATATTTGTCATCACCTATTTTGTTTAATTGCCCTTCATATATCTTTATTTTGTCTTTTAGATCCGCTTTTATTTTCTTATCATTGTCTTTATTATAGTTAATTAGTTTATATTCATTCCCATCGTTAATTACTGTGTATAGACTGTATTGAATATTATTCAGATCATAATAATATTTTTGTATTTGGGCATCAAACAAATAAGTTAAATTATATACCTGTTTAAACTGTTTAAAGATATCGGCTGGAAATTGCCAAAAAAGAACGCTGTCGTTATGTAAAATTAAATTTCTGCTCAATGCTAATTGTTTAAGGTTTTGAAATTCTCCTTTGTATTCCCTGTTTAACTTTTCTTCATGTTCTGCATTCCAAACAATTTGACCGTTATTATTTATAATCCATTTGTTTTTAAACAGCATATCTAAATCATCTTTTGATATGTTTAATTTTTTTACAACCTCCATAGCTTCATCTAGGATTAGTGTATAGTTACCAGAATAAATAAGTTCTTTTGTTGTTTCATTAGCCATGCTAAATAATGCGTGTGTTGTTACAATATCTCTGTTTTCTGCTAAATATTTGTGAAGTGAATCAAGTTTATATACTGTTTCCCCTTCCTCGCTGTGAACTTTAGGTTCATAAAATTTTCTATTCGTACATGATTTCTTTATTCTTGCCACCTCATCAAGATAAGGCGTAATAAAAATAAAGTGTTCATCTTCTGAAGAATTATTCATCATATTAATTACATACGTTGTTTTGCCGCTTCCCATTATTGAATCAATTACTTTAACTTTCACTATAACGACTCTCCTTTTTATTATGTTTTATCCAACCTTTTAGGATATCCTCCATTCTTTTTGAAGCAACATAAATGTGAATAGGTTTATTTATATTTGAAACATCTACAATCCATTTAAGTAAAACCGAAAGCGCATAAGTCTCTTCAGTAAGATCTTTTAATTCTTCATATTTTCGTTTCAAAAATGGATTCAGAAAACAATTCGCCGCAAAACAAAGAGTATTACGTCTGTCATCCTCTTCAAGTTTATCTGTCAAAGGGACAAAAGACTTGATATTACCAACATAAGATAACCTTTTATACTGTTGTGTAAATGTTGTCCATGCCCTGTCGTTATGGACAGTTTTAATTTGATTCGCAAAGTAATTGTTTATGTTAAGCCTTAATCTTTTTACCCCTTCACTATTTTTATTGAACCATAGTTTAGAATAGTCATATTTACCATTACCATATTTAGATAGATTGCCTTTCTTTTCGTGTATATTTAGATTTTTAATTAGTTTATTTTTGATTTCTTCATCCATTCTGTCAGAAAAGAAAACACTGTTTAAAAAGTCTACAGGTGCTGACTTTCTCTTTAATGAAGTGTCCAACATCACATTATAAAGGGTTGATACATCTTCCCCATCTATCCACATTTGTTCGATTTTTAATAAGTCTTTCTTGTCCTCAACATATTCCAACACTTCAAAAGTGAAATCATTCAAACTGTATTTTTTCCAATCTTTTTGTAACAGGTGTGAATGATGCAACCCATAGTGCAGATCAGTCACATGCTGTTCCCATCTTTTGAATACATTTGAACTACTGCCTATATACTTCTTCCCGTTTTGTTTATTTGTTATTTGGTAAACGCCTTTCATTCACTATCTCCTTTTAATTTATGTTATGTATTGATGAGCGATTACCTTCACTCATCTTTTTTGATTACGCTTGATTCCAAAGTAAACAAACCATGAAACCACAATAAGGACAAGCGTAACAATAAACACCGTATAAATAATGATCTGTGTTGTGCTGCTGAAGTATTGTTTATTGAACAAGAATAGAACAAAGCAAACAATAAACAATAAATGTGTTAGCCATAATGGATTACGCTTCATGTTTTATCATGTGCTTGATTGTGTTATACTGTAGGTGTAGCTAAGGGAGAAGCCTCCCCTAGCCTTGCTGTATTATTGGCGTGTACGTCTGCGATGCCTTGCCCGGATTCGCTTATGTATACGCCTTTTCTTTTGCTGTTTTTGGCGTTCCTTTCTTATCGCTGTCAGCTTCTCAATGATCGTTAAGATATTAAGTGTTAACGTTGATAAAGAAAGGACGGTAGCCAATACAACACCTACCTTATCAAGCACATTTTCCCCTCCTTTCTATATATTAATTTTATCACGACTCCTTTAAATAGTCAATCATTATTTTTAATTTGTTTATAATTTTTAGGATGATAGATAAAGAGTGTTTACGTTCGATATAACAAGGATTAAAGTTGATGAGTGTATTTGGGTTAGGATTTGATTGTAACGTCTGTATGAGGCTGTAAAGGTGGTTAGAATAGAAATAAAAAAGACCCAGTTATAAAACTGAGTCGTGTTTTATTTCTATTTTTAATTTGTTTTGTCATTTTATGAATCCCTTTCTTGTTTCGTTCCTTTACTAGACCTTTCAGTCTTCGTGTTGCTTTGATTTCCTGGCATTCACCTTTTGCAACTGACAGCCTATACTTTGCCCATTGTTTAGTTGAATCATCTAAGCCCCAACAGAAACGCAAAAGAGTCATAACGTTTAGATCGTTATTATATTCAGCATGGGCAAACTCTTTAAACCATTTACCGGATTGGATAAGTCTTAACGAACGCTTGCGAGATTTTTCGCGAATGATTCAAAATTATCCTCCTTCCTCTAAACATATTATATATTCAATGAGTATGAAATAAAAGAGAAAAATTTAAAGGGCCATATCCCTTTTTTAAAAGATCCTATACATTGCTTTCTCATCATCGTTTTCAATGTGATTTTTCCACTTGGAAAGGAATTTATCTACTTTGTTGATGTGTTTTGAAGGCACATTCGTATGTCCCTCAATCGCAAGGTCGCGCTCAGATAAAACCTTAAACATTACACTAGAAATCGTTTTGCTTTCAAGGTTATCAAGTTCGGGCGCGAATTCATCTAAATGCAGCCCCCACGCTTCATTTAAACATTTCTCGAATTTTTCATTTTGACCCATAAATTTGATCGCTTTTGCCATTTTTCATTTCCCCTTTCGGTTATATATGTATCGATTAACTATATTTAAATTGTATCACGACTATTAAAGATAGTCAATATATATCATGTAATTATTTTTAATTTGTTTATGTTTGGATTCTCAACATACATAAAATACCAATCTATTGACACATTGAATTAAGAGAGTTGCTAGGCTATGATTTCATCAGATGGAATTATTTATGTAAAGTTCCATCAAAAAGGAGGAGAGTTAAGAGATGAAAAAAGTATTAAAACTATGTGTGTTGTTCGGTGTGAGTATGGCGATCTTATTAGGGTTCTCACCTCAGAATGCTTCTGCGGCTTGGTCAGATTGGCAAAGCTTTAATGGATTTAAACAAGGATGTCAAGTTCGCGTGTATACTGATGCATTGAACTACTCATCTAGAGCTAAGACAGTTGATGTGAAAGCCGAACAGAACGGTAAATGCGGGACTATTTATTATGAAATGTTTTTGTCTTGGAAAGGAGATTGGTCAATAGGAATGGGTGAAAATCTGCCAACAGGTTCGTTTACTTCCGTTACTCCTTTGAAATCTATAACTATCATACATCCGGAAGAAAAAACTGATGCTATTGTATATGTAGGATTGAAAAAATCTTCAAACGGAGATAATTTATATGAAGCTAAATCGAAATGGTTGACTATAGAATAAATAACAAAGGGGATCAGTCTTGTGGCTGGTCTCTTTTTTAATGTGAGGAATAGCAATGGAGAGAAATTTATAATATAGTACAAGTGTGTTAAAAAGAAAATAAGTCTTCGGCTCGCGGCTTGCTGTTATTCTCACGATTATAAATAAAAAAAGAAATGTTTCAAGGGTTATTGTGAACACAAATTAAATTTTTTTGAAATATATTCACACAAACTATTGACTTTTCATTACAATGTGTTCTCAGGAAGATTCTGAATAACGGTTCAATAAATCCAGTTATAATAGTGCTTATAACCGTAAATGAATTCCATATATTAGGTTATAGAGGGGGGTATATTAACATCCAAATTGCGTCAAATGGGGTTATATTCGCCCCTAGCACTTCCATTTCCACACCAAGATTATTTTTTCGATTTCAGTCAAAATTCAATCGTAATCGCTATCGTAAAATCCATTAATATCAACACATTTCACACTCTCCACTCCCTCTAAATCATTCCTCGTCCTACTCAAATCTTTCTCATCACCTTCTCCATCAAGGGTTTCACGATTCACCCTCCCCCTTTCCTAAATAAATAACACATAATTCCCTTGCAGCTACTGTCTTTTATTTACTTCTATCACCTCATAACGATAGCTACATTTTTTCGGTTTCAATACAATATGAGGAAACAAAAAGAGATAATCGTTTCTGATTATCCCCCTACAATATTTTTCCATAATGAAAGTAAGTTGTTCTTATTAGCTGCTGTATAGTCGGTATCTAATTTAAATTCTAACTTTTCATTCACGTGCCTTGGGATTACATGAAAATGAAGATGTTTAATATCTTGTTGAGCAAAATGCCCATTATCCGACAATATAGTGTAATCTTCACAAACACCTGAGTTAATTAATATTCGAGGAACATTTATAAGAGAATTCATTAAAGCCTTTGAAAGTGAAGGATCGTTTAAGTGATCTAATCTTTCAATATGATTATTAGGGATAATTAATGTATGACCATATGAAATAGGATTTATATCAAGAAATGCTGTTACAAAGTCATTTTTGTATATCTCAAAACAAGAAATTTTTTGTCTAACTATATCACAAAATATACATTTATCCATTTCACTCATACTTTGTTAAGTGTTCCCCTCTTTCTGACATTGTTTTCGCACATAATAAAAAATAAAATTCCATTTGTATAGTATTTCCGACTACACTTCTTTTCAAAAGTGAGGGTATAGAATATAAAGGTACAATATCGGTGAAAAAGTCTGTGTTAAAAGGTAATGACATTGCAGCTAACAACAAACTTACTAATTCACCTGGATTAACATTAAAAGAAACATTATCAATAACACGTGACTTTCCAAATGTCTTACTGACATAAGAAATAGCCAACAT